CTTTAGGCTCTTTAGGCTCTTTAGGCTCTTTAGGCTCTTTAGGCTCTTTAGGCTCTTTAGGCTCTTTAGGCTCTTTAGGCTCTTTAGGCTCTTTAGGCTCTTTAACTTCTTGTGAATTAGATATTTTTTTAATTTTAACTTGAATATTTTTCATTTTTATATGTATTAGGAATATTTATTATAAATTCTGTATTATTAATTGTTTAAATTTCAATTTTATAATAAAAAAATAAGTTTAATTAATAAATTTTATATCTAGATACAAATAAAAAATATAGAATTTATAATAAATAAAACAACATCTAGAGACATCTATATACAAACAAATATGGATCTAGACTTGAATAATACTATAATAATTACGCCAGATAACACAATATATGGTTTACGTTTCGCACAATTATTAATTGATGAAGATGAAAATGGTAATACAGAAAATACTATGAATATTGTATATGATAGAACATATAATGATGAAATTAATGATGAAGGAATTAATGAGGCGTATATTATTTACAAAAGTATAAATTATATTGATTGTTATCGATTTTTTTATTATGCAAAATGTAATTCAAATATTGTAAACAAATATAGTAATAATAGTAATGTTGATTCTTATTATATGGAATGGTTACCTATTACAAAAGAAAAATTAATAGAAATATTTTTGAAAAATTTAAAATTACATTAAAAATACAAATATTTACATTCGCTTATTCGTATTTGCTTATTCGTATTTGATATTTATTTATTATGTTTTCGAAATGTAAATGAATATCTTACATTTTTAATCTTCTTTTCAATAGGTATTTCATGTGTAAATTCTTTCTGAAAATCTCCACCCATATGTAATATATTGTTAGAAATAGTTGGAATATCAACAACTGTTTTTTTTGTTATTTTATTCTTAATACGAAACTTTCTAACGGCTCCATATGATATACACACTACACCACATTTATCTAATGCTGTTTCATCATCACTATGAGCTCCAATATAGTCATTTCCATCATTATATTTATTGACTAAAATACCATTAAACTTAGAATCAAATTTAGTATTTATTTTATCCAATAGTATTGATAAATTATCAGATAATGATTGTGATTTTGCTAATTGTCCAGAATAGTAATATCCAATTGAATCATTTGAAAAGAATCCAATACTTCTATGTTGAATAGCAGATTTACCATATATATTAATTTTTGGATTTTCGAGCAATTTATCCATTATTTCTGCAATACATAATTCCATTAAATCATTATATTCTTCTGATGAATCTTTATATACATTTAAAAATGATTTTTCAGTTTTAATAATTGTATTCATTTTATTGATAATTATACTTATTTTATTTTTCAATTTATTATTTATTTTTCAATTTATTATTTATTATTAATTTTTCAATTTTTTAAGCTGGTTTTGTGGTTACAACACCGGTATTACCAGCACCTCCTGCTACATTATCTTTTAACACTAATGAAAACTTTTTAAATCTAGTAATATAAGAATCCATATAAGAATCAATATTTTGAAACTCCATTGCTACAAATTGACATCCTAAATCAAATGCTTTACTAGTATCATAATTACCATTGTAAAAATCACCCTCTTTATGTGGAACTACAATTGTTAAACCAGTTTGATTAAATGTACGTAATTTAATTGAATCAAATGTATCAGAAATCATATCTGCATAATGAATTCTTTGCATTTTATGAGTATCACTATTATTTACATTATCCCAAGAATAATTGACTATTTCTTCTAAACCACTACCTTGAAAACCGTCACTCGCAAAGAAAACTACTTTTCCCATTAATTGTACAACAGTAATATCAGCAACTTTGTCACTATGTTGAAAACTATATCTATTATCTAATAATCTGCTTGAAAAATATTTAGTTATTAGGAAAGCAATCAAATTTAAACAACTTACATTGCTATTTGTATTTAAATTGAGACCAATAAAAATTGGGTCATCCATATTACTAACTCCGTTTATACCATCATTTGGGGTAAAAGCATTATTTATAATAATTTGAAAAATTGTTTCCAATGGAGTATCACTTAACATCATTTTCCATTCACCTACTTTATATCCCATACTAACTACTGGATATGCTTTATCACCAAATTCACTATTAAATACATTAAATTCTAGATAGCGCGCACCACTTTGTAATGCTGCCAAAACTATTTGTTCGCTAGTATAATCATACATTTGATAACCACAATGTGCGGCATTATAAGCACTAGCTACATAAAAATCACCTAATCTATTTCTTCCAATAGTATTGTAGTTTATAGATGTTAGTTGTTGATATCCTTGGTATACTACCATTTTAGCTAGTGTTCTGGATACTCTAAATGATTGTGAAAAAAAATATATTAGAATTATTATTATTAATGCTGAAGTAATACCGAGAAGAAGCAAATAATTTTCAGATACTACTTCATAAACACCTGCTTCCTCTTTAGCAGTTTCTAGTTTTGTATTAAGATTTGTATTAGCATTTTTTAAGGAAGTATTATTATCAATAGCTATTGCTTTTTTAGAAGTATTATTTGCAGAAGGTGCATTAAGTTTACTATTAGGTGTATTAGAAGGAACTTTATTATTATTAGATGTAGCTGATTTGTTTGAAGATTGATTAGTAGTTATATTTGTAGATTGATTTACATTAGATTTTACATTTGCAGCCATTTTAAATATATATTGTTAGTATTAATATATATATTCAGTATTATCTAATAAATTACATAGAAAAATTTACATAAAAAAAATACTTAATAATACTTAATAATACTTAATAATACTTAATAATATTTAATAATACTTAATAAAATAGAATAAAATATATCATTAATATATAAAATATATAAAATATATAAAATATATATATTTTACAATGTCTAGTAGTACTAAATATAATAAAGCTTTTACAACTACCAAGTTTTCTACCGATAATATAAAAGGTAGTAATACTCTTATTAAACTTTTTTGCAGTCTAGCAATTGTAGTATTAATATGTATTATGATTGGTAATTACGCTTTTAAAAGTGGACACCTTACATGCGACCATTATGTATTTAATACATATCTTTATATAGTTCTAGCAATAGTATTAATGTTTATTGTTGTTTTAGTTAATGACCAAACAGGTATATTTAATTCATTATTAATGCTTATGTTTAATGGAAGTATGATTCAAGCTATTATATCATTTATTATTTTAATAATTATTATGATTGCTTTAACATATGCGTTATATCATGTAGACCCTACTAATATTTTAGCTAGTAATGCTATTTGGTTATCATTAATATTTATTATTGGACTTACATTAATACCAACTATTATGTTAGGGCGACTTACAGATGTTGTTGGACTTGCAGGAATAGCAACATTAGTAGTTACTATTGTAGTAGGTTTACTAGGTTATTATTTGGGAGATAAAATTGTTACATTTAATTGGAATCTATATTTATCTGTAGCATTATTTGGCTTAATAGGTGTTATTTTATTTGTTCCATTCTATATTACTACTCCTGAAGCTATGATGACATTTTTATATGTAATTTCAATAATTTCATTAATAATATTTATTCTTCTTCTTTTATCAAATCATAAGAAATTAAAAGAAAATTCTGATAAATGTATTGATGGAAAAGTTGTTCCAAATTATCCTTTAGAATCATATGGTATTGTTATTAAGATAGTAGCTATTTTCAAAGATTTTATTATTGCTTTATCAATGAGAAAAATGAGAGGAAAACGCTAATAATTTAAAAATTATATTTTATATTACATTTTACATTACATTTTATATCAATTCATAAGTAATATTTAATTTAAATAAATTTTCATTTGTTTTTGTATCTGCACTTTTTGCAAATTTTATTAAGTTTCTGTTAAATAATATTAAATTGTCTCCATTTGTGTTTAATATAGTATAATATCCACTAGCAGGGGTAATTGAAAAAATACTATTAAGTGTCGGTTTCATATCCCTATCATAGAGAAATTGACTAGTACTATCATAAGATACATAAGTCTTAGTATTTTTGTTTTGTAACGTAAATTGATCTTTAAATATATCAAAGTTTTTATTAACACTAGTACTATTTGAAGTAGGTTCTATATAATAAGATGTTCCATCAGTTGTATTATTCTCTAGAACACCTATTAAATTACCAGGCATTGTTTTTAAAGTATCATCGTAAAGAGTTAATATATTAATAATTGTTTTAAATTTAACAGTATTTATAAAAAGCGACATATTATTATGTGCTTCTATTTGCGGAGAATCCGCATATGATTTAACCAATTTATTTTCAAATGCTATATATAACGGAGTATCATTTGATACTGTTCTAATACTATATAATGGATTATCTACCTCTTTATCTATAATTTTGCCTATTTCAACATAAAATGATTGATTATTTAGTTCTTTACTAGTTTTAGATAAAGTTTGTAAAATAAAAGCATTACCATTTAAAGTAATAAAATATCCAGGTATTGCTGCACTTTCTAAATATATAGAAACATTAGTAGAAGAACCTATTTTACTCTTTCTAGCAATAAAACATTGTTCAATACCAGTATTATAAGTAATTTTACCGTTTGTATCTTGTGTTTGGTTGGAACCTACTTTAATTCTAAGATTTGTTTCAATTTGTGTCATAAATGTATTAGGAACTGTATATGATTCAAAAGACAACAATAAATTATTATATGTATAATAGAAACTATTAATTATATTATTATTTTTCTTTAAAATAGATTGATATAAAGGTAATAGATCAACTATAGGTTTTTCATCTTCTGTAAATCGCATGCTTGCTGGTTTTAATCTAAAACTAGAATTATTAAATATTTTTAGATATTCTTTAAGGTTGACATCATTTATTTGAAAATTCATAGTTGTAAATTGACATCCTAGAAAAATAGATTCGGTTATATCATAGTTTTTACTTATTACATCTGTTGGAAATTGTGGTTTTACAACAGTCATACCTACTTTATTAAAACAAGTTAAATTATCTAATATAGTTTTATCAGCTAGAATAGTATCACCAACAGTATCAGAATTTTGCACAATATAGTCTATAGATGGATAGTTTGCTTTAAATCTTAAATTGCTTGCTGTCTGTTCTTTAGTAGATAATTTTTGATTATAAGAATTTTTAAATACTGTATCTGTAGTCATACTTAAAGCACCTAACTCACTAAAATGATACAGTTCAAATAATTTAGAAGTAGGTACTATATAAGGTTCTAATGAAGTATTTATGTATTCTGGTGTAGCAAATATTATAATTTTTCCAAGTAAATTACATAGTTTTTCTAAGAAAATAGGAAATGTTGTATATTTAGAAACAGTTACTAACACATCACTTAAAACTTCTTGAATAGTATCGGCAACTACACCTAATGTATATGGATTATTAGTATTTAATATTAAATGAATTATTAATGGGTAATTATTATCTTTATTATTTATTTTAAATGCATTTCCTCTAATAGTTTTTAGTGTTGATTTCAAATCTATAGTATTTAAACTAGTAATTAATTGTTGTCCGTATTCAGCAGTTCCAACAACAGGTAATGATTCATAAGCAACATCTGACTGACAAATAGGAATTTGTATATAGCGCGCTCCCGACTGTATTACAGAAGTAATCATATCATTACTTACATAATCATAATGTTGATTACCAATACAAGGAGTCATAAAGCTAGAACTAATATAATAATCACAAAGTTTATATTGTTCTTTTATATCTAATTTATAACACTGTGGTAAAAGAGTTATATTTGATGTTACATTAGATGTATAGTCTAGACTACTTATAATATTTGTTGTTCTAGAAGATAATCTATATTTATAAACTAAATATATTAGAAGAATAAGTATAGGAATTGCAACTGCTAGATAAATTTTCAAGTCTTTTGATGATTTTTCCTTAACTTTTGTAATAATATTATCAACTAAAGATGGTGGTTTATATATAGGAAGTTTAGAAGCATTATTTATAAATTTATTTGATGACATTTTCTATTATAACTATCTAATAAAAACATAGAAAAATAAAACAAAAATAGAACAATGATATTTTAAGTATTAGGTATTAGGTATTATGTATTATTTATTATTTATATATTATTTATATATTACTTATTAGTCCATGTATGTTTACAATTACAACATTGATATAAATAGGTTAAATCGCTTTCATTAAGTTTAATATATACTACATCATTATTATTAATTTTATTAGTATTATTAATATCTATTTTTTCTATTCCAGATGTTAAACTATCTAAATCTTTTGTTTCTCCAAATGTTAAAACCTCGGATTTATCATTTTCCTTATTAGTAAGGCATTTTTGATTAGGACAAGTAATATTATTTACGTGAGGTAAAGTTGCATCTTTAGAAAGGAATTGAATATTCTTTTGATCTATTTTAATTTTTTTAAGATTATAATTTTGTTGATATACACATTTATATTCTGGCTCTTTGCCAATATCTACAATTTTAGAATAACTACAATTATTACATTTGTAACTTAATATTTTGTTTGTATTATCATTATTTAATATTTGTGTTGTCAAATATGTTTCACATTCAGGACAGAAATTCATTTTTATAGTTTATAGTTTATAGTTATAGTTATAGTTATAGTTTATATTAAGTAATTTATATTTAATATTTTCAATTTTTATATATAATATATTTATTCTTTTTATAATTATTAATTTTATTAATTTAATCTTTATATTCTATAAAAATAAAATCTTCTAAATTTATAATATAACGTTTTTAAAATACTAAATTATTAATTTAAATTATAATGTCTTCTTGTGGAATTAAAAAACAAAAACAGATGCGCGGCGGTTCTCCTGCTTCTGATCTAGTTATGGCAAATCTTAGCGATTTATCTTCACCTCAAAGTGTTCCTCAAGGTTGTCAACTAAAAGGTGATATGAATAGTCTAAATCTATATCAACCTTCCGGTGGATCTCGTAGCCGTAAGAGTCGTAGTCGCAGTCGTAGCCATAGTAAAGGTCGTAAGCATGTGCATAACAAGGATTGTAAAACTATTCATCGAAAGGGTAGTAAAGGACGCAAATCTGGACGCTATAGCCGAGGTGCTAGCAAAAGTCGTAAAGGAATTAAAAGTAAGAAATCTCTGAAGAATAATAAAAGTAATAGTAAAAATAATCACCATGTTATGAAAGGTGGTAGCGATTGGATATCTAGCCAATATTCACAAGGAAATATTAATGCTCCTGAATCTACAGCATACAATCAGTTTAGCGCGAGCGCACCATCTACTCGTGATATGTTGATGAATCCTCCTACACTTGGTTTGGCTGGTTCCGGTGGAGCAATGTCAGGTCTGGAAGGTTCAAACGTGCGTAATGTTGGAGCCCCATTGGTTTGAATGAATGTTTTTCTTAGGTAGACAGATAGTTATTAATTTATATAGTTTTTTGAGTTTTGTAAAAATTACATTTATAATAAAATATAAAATATAAAAAATAAAATATAAAGAATAATAAATAAAATTAATTTAAAATTTAATCTATTTTCCATTTATGACCACATTTTATACAGGTAATGAACTTTGTTTCGGCTTCATCCTGTGATCTTATTTGCAGAAGATTGACTATTGTCTTCCTCTCATGACACCTTTCGCACTCAAATAAATCTGTTGAACACTCATTCATCGAATCTTTAATCATTTTTTCAGCCTTTGTTTTTTCATCAATAATATCAATCCACATTTCAGGAAATAATTTATATGTTTCCATAAAAGCCAAATCATATGGTTTAATTTCACAATTTTTAACTTTTTTTATTAGACTTGAGTTTTTAATATAACTTTTAACATTTAAATTTGTATAAATATGTTTAGCTTTACTAACATATATTTCTACAAATTCAATATTTTCCCACAACGGGATAATCATTCTTAAATTACATTTATCAATCGAATAATTATAAATTCCTTTTTCAATCATTTGAATAGTTTTTAAAGGTAGTTTAATAGTTTTTAGAATTTGAATATTGTATTTTCGCGTTATATATAAATCTTCTTCTGGTATAATAATTATTTTAGATTCTTCAATAAGAATATTAAAAATTATACTAAGATCGATATTAGTATTGCTAATTTTTAAATTTTTAGTAGGTTTAATAGTTTTAGATTTTTTCTGCGATGAAACCTTTTCAACTTCTGTTTCAATATTACATACATCTTCACCTATTATACCTTCTTCATCTCCTATTATACCTTCTTCATCATCTCCTATTATATTTTCATCACCATCTTCATCTTCATCTTCTATTAAATCTTCATCATCTTCTTCAAGAGCTTCATCACATTGAACTTCCTTTTCATCTTCATCGTCGATGATTTTATCTACTCTATGTCTCTTATATCCATTACCCCCTTTATCTCCCTTAATAATTACTTTAGTTCCTCTAAGAATATTATCACCATCCAATTCATCATCCACTTCATCATCTAATTCATCATCTAATTCATCATCCAATTCATCATCCAATTCATCATCCAATTCATCATCCAATTCATCATCCAATTCATCATCCAATTCATCATCCAAACCATCGTCTACTATATCTTCGGTTTCTGGAACTTCTTTTTTATTTAAATCATCATCATCATCATCACTATCATTATTACTATCAGAATAATTCTCATCTATAGTACCTTTATTATCATCATCACTATAATTACTACTATTACAATCATCATTTTTATCATCATTACAATCATCTTCTTTATTCGATGAATTTAAAAAATCTCGCTCATTATTTCGTTGAACATATTCAATATATTGAGGAATTTCAATCTTTTTAAAATAATATGATTCATTATCAATACAGAAACCATAAACTTCTCCTTGTATACTTATTTTTTCATCAGTTGATTCAATATCATGAGATTCATCTACAATTTCAACTTCATTTGAGCCAGGTATTTGTAAATTAAAATAAAGTTCGGTAGCTTTAATATTTGGATTAGGTGAATACATTAAATAAATAGTTGTTTCTTTTTCATCTATTTTAACATAATCAAAATGCGCAAATAAAACACTTCCATTTTTGCCACCAATTTTTTCTGCATATTTTTGGTTAAGATATTCAATATGTGTAAATCCTTTCTTTTTACTTACAGTAGCAACTTGCTTTTTCCATTCAATTGATTCTTTTCCTAATATAATATCATTTTTTTTAAATGTTAAAGGGTTTATATAAAGACTTAACATTTTTATATTATATAAAATATATTTCTATTTCTATATCTAGATATAACTAGTAATATTAATATTTCTTTAAGTTAATATTTTCAATTTTTAGATATAAAGAAATAATGTTTATAATTTACAATTTAATTTATAAAAAATTGAAATAAAATAAACTATAAAGATTATTTATATCTTCAAAATGTTAAATTCATATACTTCTGAAACTACATTACCATCTGTTGAAAAGCTTATGAATAGGTTGCGTAATATTAATACACCTTGTGATTGCTTAGAAACAAAAATCTATCCAAATCTTGTAAAAACACTAGCAGAACAATCTGTTAATGCAAAACAATTATTAACTATTATATGTGATTGTGTATTTAATAATTTTGGTGAAAATATACCTTCTTGTTGGCAAGCTGTAATGTATAGAATATATCAAATTATTAAAGCTCTAGTTCCAGATAGAATTGTTGCACATGAAGCAATTAATCTTTGGGATTATGCTATGGAACAAGCTAGTAAGCCTAGATTACGTAGAACGCAATTGAAAAGACAGATGATACAAATTGATATAAAATAATTGATATAAAATAAATATTTTAAAATTATATCAATTGTATTATTTTTTATTATAATTAATTTTTCTACATAAAGAAATAATTATAAATATAGATATAGATATGTATCTAGATATATAAATTAAAAAGTATATATATAAATTCTATAAATCATTCTATAAATCACAAATAATAATTAATAAAAAACAAAATGTTTATCTTAAATGAAAATAATATTAATACATCTCTAGATAAAATAAACCTAATTACATTAACATATTATTCAGCTAAATCAGAAGTTCTTAATATTTATGATACTAATTTTGAGTTTGATGAAAATATAGTGCCATTATTAACATCTGTTCTAGAGACCAAATCTATTATATGCAATGCAAAACGCTATTGTAATGTAAATAGTGAATCTATTGCAATAATTGATTCAACAAATAGATTACCTAATAAATCACTATTATCATTTCCTTGTTTTTTTACTGATTTGCAAAATGGTAAGCTACAAAATATTCAAGGATATAATAGAAACTTAATTAATAGTCTAGATAGTAATAATGAAAATGTTGATAATATGCTTATTAGAATGTATAATTTGGAACAACATAATGGAGAATTTGGAAAGTGTGTTTTAAATGAAGAAGAAATGATATTGATAATTTGGGATTGGGAATATGCTAATTTTCAAATAATTATACATAAAGAAAATCCAAAAGAATGTCAAATGCAATTGAATGTGTATATTACTGAGGAAAATAAGATGATTGGTGCTAAAATAGATTTTATTAATACAGTCATACAAAAAATAGACAAAATTAAGAATGAAATGATGTGCAGGATTTCTTAAATCCCGCGCAAATATGAGAAAAACAATATTGATGATGTCTAAATAAAATGTATTTTAATATATTAATACTTGAAAATAAAATCTGTAGATATTATAAATAGTTATTGATAATATCAAAATACAATTATACAATTATTCAATTATTCGAATATAATATTTTTATTAAATAATATAAAAATGTCAGTAACAGATTTAAAAGGTTTATGTGATAATTTAAAACATAATACGATGTTTCATTTAGTTATTTTGTTGAGTGTATGTGCTTTTTTATATAGTATGTTATCTGGATATATGTCATCTAGACGTAATAATTTTGAAAATGTGAAAATGCTTTATGGTTCTAATGATATTGATATTGGTAATGGATTAGGAGAAAAATGTAGAGGTATACCAAAAATGGATGAAGCTATTATTCGTAATATGATTGATTTACCTAATAGAGATCCAGCTATGCTTACAACAAGTATGATAGTTCCAGAGATAACTAAAAATGTAGAAGACCAACGCCGCATGCGAATGGATATATTAAATATGTTTTATAATACATTTGACGAAGATGCTATAGCAATAAAGGCTAGACCGCAAGGATTATATGTAACACCATAGATATATTAAAAATTTATAACAATAATTAACATTTTAATCTATCAATTCCACTAAAATAGGTTTATGATCCGAAGCCATATAATTTACTTTTGGTATAGAGATATCAATAGGTCTAGCCATACTATCAATTATATGGTCGTTATGTTTTCGTCTTTTTATACAACAAGTTAAAATATGTTTCGGATGATAATAAAATTTAGTTCCATTTATTCTAATAATTTTATTTGAGTCTCCAAAATCTTTAATATTATAATTAAAGTCTCCAGAAATAATATAACGTTTTACTTCTTTAGAATATCCTTTTTTCCTAATTTCCTCTTTAATTGTAAATAGCATATTTTTCATTTTTCTATATTCTTCAGTATCATCATAATGTCCAAAATGAACGTTTATTAAACAGATACCACCCTTAAATACCGTAGCCATCCAAGGGCGTCCTTTTTCAAATTCTCCTTTAATAGTATATAATAGTTTATATTTTGGTTTCCATAAAGTAGTTATTACATCTAGACTTGAATTATGAACTTCATATTTCATTTTTTTTAGTTGTGATGATAATTCTATAAGTTTCTTAAAATCAGTTGATTCTTGTAATGTAATGAAATCTAGATCTTGCTCGAAAGCTTCTACAATATTACCTACACAAACTGAATTATGCTTAGGATTATTAGGATTAGTATTATTAGAACATAGACCCCAACTTTTAACAGCTCCAGACATCGATTCCCATGAAATATTATATGATAGAATCTTTATCGAATTAGATAATTGTAACTTTTTTAATGTTTTGCTTTTTTTTGATTTTAATTTAGAATTTGATTTTTTATTTTTCTTAGTAGACATTTTTATCTTTATTTTATATGTATAAATAAAAAAATATAAATTTTTATTAAATTATAAATTACAAATTATAGTAATATATTTAATCTTATACTATATTTTATTCATTTGTAGGTGTTGGTGATCGGATTGGAATACTTTTATCACCTCGCAATGCTTTACGCTCTGCATTTTTAATAGTATTTTTAATAACATTATTAGTTACCATCTGCCTATCTATTATTTCTTTTAAAATTTGAAAAGTTTCGCCATTAGGTTTAGTAACATCTACCCATTTTGAATTTTCATCAATAATTTTAATAAGTCCATAAGGTTGGCATATAAATGTATTATGAATATTTTTAGTAGACATTTTACAAAAATATAATAGATTATATAAATTTATAATTTTTCAATTAATATTTTAATATTATTTTATGTAATTTAATAATTAATTATAGAAATTCAATTTTTTATAAATATAAAATAAATATATACATATAAATAAAAATAAAAAGGGTGTTGTTTAAAAGCACCAGATTGTTGTTTACTTTCTCATCTCTGGAACGAATGCTTCGGCAAGAGCATTCATATCATTGGGTGGACTAAAGGTATGAAGAGATTCTTGAATCGAATTCCATTCATCTTCATTAAGAAGATCTTGATATTCCTGCTCAATTATAGCAGAGATTGCCAAAGAGAGTTCTTGCCAAAGCGCCTCTTCAGCAGCCTGCTGGCGTTTGAACTCTTCCAAAGTAGCCTGTTGGCTTTTGAACTCTTCCAAAGCAGCCTGCTGACGATTGAACTCTTCCTGAGCTGCAGCCTGTTGACGATTGAACTCTTCCTGAGCTGCAGCCTGTCGAAGAAACCGAGGAGGAACATACCGAGGAGGAACATACCGAGGAGGACCATATTGAGTGTTATTATAATACATCTTCAAATGTCAATATATTGAATATTTTTAAGTATGTGATATTTTCTATAATCTCAAAAAATAAATTCAATTTTTGTTTAAAAAGCTATTTTTTCTAAAAAATATAAATGTATAAAAACTATAAAATAATAATTATTATAAATTTATTATAATTAGGTTTGTTTAGATAAAAAGAGGTGTATTTTTTATAAATTATAATTAAACATGTTAAGATAAAATAATAAAATCCATATTGCATCAAGTCAATTCACTGGTTTTTTATCTAAACATGCCTAATTTTTTTAATTTGAACATATTCGATATCGATGTGTGATACCCGAAGTAATATTTTCTGCTGTAATTTCACAAATCTGTTTTGGTCGAAGACCAATATATTTTGCCTGCGGATCATCTCTTTTAATAGTTGGAATATTTTTTAGAGTAGTATTAAATTTAGCTAGAAATTCTATAGTTTCTTGTTTTGATAATATACGGTGTTTTGGAACAAATTGATGATGACTAACATTAATTAAGAAGTTTTCTAATCCATATAATTGGACAAAATAATTTTTAGTTATAAACAAATGTTGTTCTTCATCACTTTTGTCTTTTACACCCACTTTCATAGAAACTTTACCAATATTCAGAATTATTAGAGTATCTTTAATAGTAATAATTTTTTCATATATTTCATTAATTTGTGCGTTTAAACTAGTTGTTCCTTTAAATTTAGGGTCTAAGCGATATTTAACATATATTTTTTCCTTCTCAGAATTTTCAGATATTGTATTTGTTTTTTCTAACAAAATATCTAGTGGACCAATATCTGGTAATGTTCCAAATTTACCATTATTTTGCTCATTTAACATTATTTTAATCTCATTTTCTGTATATCCTTTAAGATGATCTATATTATATCCTCTATCTTCTAACATTTCTAATAAATGTTTTCTAGAATTATATACATATTGATAAAGCTTAAATATTTGTGTGGAAGTCATTTTATATTATATGATTTAGATTATGATATGATTTAGTTGTTATTTAGTAATTAAAGATTATATATTTTATAATAACAAATGTTTTTATATTATTAATTATGTTATTTATTTATATTTTATAAATCAATTTTATTAATCTATTATTTTCTAGAATTAGTAAATGGATCTAAATTATTGCTTCCGCTATAAAAATAACCATCACTTATTTTAGTATCTAGAGCAACAACTTTTATATTATTATTATTATTATTATTATTAAAATTTAAAGGATTATTTATTCCATTCATACCACCTTGTTGATTTTGTATAGGTAATTGTTGTTGAAATTGATGTTGTATTTGCATAGGTGATTGTTGTAATGATTGATCATTAAATGACATATTTAAACCACCATTTTGCATAGATTGTTGATTCATTTGAATAGGATATTGTGAATTATTCATATTATTATTACTATTATTATTACTATTATTTAAAATTTTATTAATACCTTGTGTTTTAGCACTTTCAAAAGCATCTTCCATTCCTCCGAATTGTAATCCTAATAATTTTGAATTTACATCTTCTATTACATAATCATCATCCCTAGCTTTAATATCAAATTCGGGTTTTACACCACCATATTGTGATAAATCTATTTTACTATCTTCTGTTATTGAACCTCCTATACCATTAGATATTTCCATATTTGATTGTTGTGATTGATTTTGCTGTTGATTTTGCTGTTGATTTTGTTGTTGATTTTGCATAACTAAAGAAGGATTTAAATTTGCTCTTTGAAACCCACCTTGAATAGGCATATTATTATTAAATTCATTTTCTTTTAATAGTTCGTCATTATTTTCGTCCATAGTGCCGCCATCATATATATCTTCGTCATCTTCATCATCATCAGATTTGCTCGCAGGATTTTCTAAATCCTGATCATCGCCTCCGCCACTGTGTTCTTCTTCTTCTTCTAAATCCTGCTCATCTTCTAATTCTACTGTATTTTCTAAATCCTGTTCCTGTTCCTGCTCCATCATAGCGTCAATTTCATATTGACTTAATTCTAACATATCATCTAAATTATCATTTTTCGTAATTAATTCATGTATATAATCAACATTCATTCTAACATTCATACACATTCCTTGCATTTCTTGTATTAATACTTTAAATGTGTATGGAACAATAAGTTGAACGTAATCTGTTGTTTTCTGGTCGTACATATTTAATCCTATGATATTATCTGCATTTGTAACATTTTTATTACTTACACTTTCAGATAATTGATAAGATACCATTCCGTCAGTAATATTATCATAATATTGTCCTGTTTGTGGATTTCCAATACAAATCTCACCTGATGTCTTACTAACTTGTATTATAAATTTATCACATCTCTCGATAAAACTTTCTTTGATAAATCCCCAAATACCATGTGCTATCAAAACGTCACGCTCCATCTCCCCGATTCTCAAACCACCACCATTTGCTCTGCCAGATACAGTTTGACGCTCTTTAACTGTATAAGCACCACCTGGTATTGGAATTCCATTCATGCGCTCACCACTAACACGAGTATTAATTTTATCATCTACTAAAAGTTTTAAACGTTCATAATATAAAACACCAGTAAATATTGTTGATTCCATCTGTTCACCAGTATAACCATTATATAATATTCGATTACCCATTGAAGTCAATCCCAATTTAGTTTCTAGAATATCATTTATTTGTTCTATATTAACAGTATCAAATGTGTTATAACATCCAAATAGTCCTAATTCGGTAGCCATAGTACCAAAAAGCATTTCAATAAATTGAGAAATAGTCATACGACTAGGATAACTAGAAGGATCCAGTATTAGGTCAGGTACAATACCATCTTCTGTATAAGGTAAATCTTCTTTCTTTAATACAATACCTAATGTGCCTTTTTGTGCGTTTCTAGAAGCAAATTTATCACCCATTATGGGTGGTCTCATCTTACATGTTCTGACTTTTACCATGCGGTCTCCATCTTCATTAGTTTGACAAGTATATACTTTATCTATAAAACTATCTTCACCGCCTAGTTTAACATCAGTTGACATATCTTTATATTCTTCATCCCCTTTTTCATTTTTACCTTTCATATATTTACCTATTACAATATCATCTTTTTCTAAATATGAACCTTTAATAGGTAACCCATATTTATCAATTTTAGAATAATGCATACGGCTTCGCGGTGTTAATTCTTCTGGATATTCAGGTATTTCACTTTGATATTCGGGATTATAAAAATGGTGCTCTTCCTCAGTTTTTGGATCTTTCATTTCAATATCACTATACCTTTTATAATTGGTAATATTAAAAAGACCCATATCAATAGCACTTTGATTACCTACTATGGCATCTTCCTGATTATAATTATATTTACCCACAGCAACAAATACATTTTGTCCATTACCAAACTTATCAACTCCTAAAACATTATGTAGACGACACATTGTTAATGGTTTTTCTGGATTATTTAGTATTACTGAATTAGTATCAATACGATTATTAAAATTCATAGCATATGTTGTAATACCTTGTTTTACGTGCTTGCTAGAGTATATAGAACGTATAGAAGGGTTAAAATTAGTAAATGGTAGCAAATGGGCGTTAAAACTAAGAAACATACTTGGATGTAATTCTACGTGTGTAAATTTCAATAATGATTGTGGAGAAATATTAAAACCTATTGAAAGTAATGTAGTATCAAATTCCTGAGAATCAACATATTCTATGATAGCTTGTGTTTCTTGTAATTTGATATACAAATCTTCTATAGCATTTGAGCCTAGATGTATACCTAGTACCGACAAATCCTTAACTCCACAATCATAATAATCATAATCCTCTTTACGTTTTCCAAAACCAGAAACCAAATCTGTAAATGTTAGATTTTTTGCTTTAACCTCTTTAATATGGCGTGGTTGAATTAAAATATTTTTATTTTCAATAATATATAATGGTCGAACAAAGCGTCCTCCATCAGTATAAATTTTAATTTCATTAACACTTTTTTCCCAAGAAATACTAGTGAAAATATTAATTAAACCATTGCGTCTATAAAGTCGAAAAATTGTAGTTAGTTCTTCTGGATTACGATGACAACCAATCCAATTACCATTTACAAATATTTTACATAGATTACCAACTTCTAATGGTACTAAATCATCTATTACTTCTACGTCCTTACTAATACAAAAATTTATAATTGGTTGTGTTAGACATCCGAAAGTAATATGTGAAATAATTGCCAAACCTTTATTCAAACCAACACTTTGTCCTTCTGGTGTTTCTATAGGACAAACACAACCATATTGTGTTGCGTGTAAACGATGTCTTGCTGTTGATACGTTAGCTCCATTAGGTACATAATCAACTACTCTTCTCAAATGAGCTATTGTACGATTACGAGTTTCGCGATCTAATGCTTGAACTACACCTTTTTTCTCACCAATATTACCTATTTTCAACTGATTATTAAAATGTTCTTTAAATCTTTCACTACTAAAAATTTTCCTGTAATTATTTTCATTTATTAAATTTAATATGTTTTCGCCACTATATTGTTTATAATTAAATCGATATTGTTCATCTATTCTTACACGAACATTACGAATCATTTGATCGAAAGCATCTCGAAATAATGTTGATATCATAAAACCGGATAAATCTATACGTTTATTTATAAAACTATCACGGTCGGTATCTTTTTCCAATCCCATCTGTAGTAATAATAATCGCCGCACAACATAACCCAAATAAAAAGCTTTAGCTTTTGATATATTACCTGTTGATGAAATATGTGGAAACAATGCTTCATTAAATGTATCATATAAAAAACTAAGCTTAGTACCCTTATTCTTAAGAATTTCACTAAAAGCACCTTTTTTATCTGTCTGTTGTCCACGAGATGGCAATTTAACTAAATAAGCTTCCGAGCGTTCTCTATCATATATTTTTTCTTCAAGAATATATTGATCCAAAACGCTAGGACGCAATACTTCCATCATTTTAATTGCAAGCTCTCCTTCTAAATTTCCAATTATATATTGTAATATTTCTTTATCTGATTCAACACCTAGTGCCCTAAACATAATGAATAATGGCACATCACGATTATTATTCATCTTTAGAAGTGGATTCTGCTGACCGAGACGTACAGTAATTGGTCCAGTTCTTTCTAGTTGAACTTTAACAGTACGAGCTTTAGAAAAGGCATCATCACTAACGCACTTTACTTCAGCAAAATGAGTATATTTTTCAGAACCGCTCGTTTGTGGAACAGTATTTAGGAAAACTATATTTTCGGCTTTGCGCTCTTGTGAAATAATAGTTTTTTCTGCACCATCTAAAATGAAATAGCCTCCTAAATCATAAGGATCTTCTCCCATTTGCGATAACATTTCTCCACTAGATTCATTTAAAACACAAAGGTCAGATTTTAACATAATAGGTATTTTTCCTAAATACATGTCTTCCAAAAGACTGGATGTTGACCCGTTACTTGGATGTGGAACATGATCTAATATTGTAACACCGTTCTTTTTCATTGTAAAATATACTTCTACAGAATATAGAAAATCAGCACCATATGTAAGATTCTTAAGGCGTGCTTCATTTGGATATAATTGTCGGATGCTACCAGAAGGATAATTTTTTACTGTTGGTTTTGCGATTTTATAATTATCATGATTTTTACACCCGTAATCAATATTTATTTCATATGTAATATTATTATCTTCTTTGTCAATTAAAATAATTGGAGGGTTTTTTGAAGTATTTGATAATATTAGGGGTATTTTGTTTTGAATGAAATCATTATAACTGTCAATATGATGACGAACTAGATTGTTAGGTATATCGCGAAAATAGGAATTTATAACTTCCCAAGTATCATTTTCTAAATCCATTTTTATATTATTTATATTTTATTATATTTATGTATCTTACTTAGTTAATTTTTATATATTACTAACTTACTTATTATTTTGTAATATAATTTTATATTATTATATTTATTATATTTACTATTAATTTAAGTAAAAATTATAAACAATAAAAATATTAAATAAAAAATATAAAATCATATTCTAACATTCAATACATTTTTCTATCAATATTTTCAAATCAACAAGTCCTAAGAAGCATTTAGCTTTTGTAGCCTTTTCAAACATTTCAGTAGATATTTTTTGTTTTTTACCAAATATTTTATCTGTATAGAACCAATCGACAGGTTTTTTTGAAAACTCTGAATTTAATTCTATAATTTTTTTAATAATTTTTTTAATTTGTATGTCTGTATTATTAATATTATTATGTTTTTGCAAGTGTGCTAGAGTTAATAAAATTATAGAATATATCTCTTCTCTTGAAATATTAGGTCTATATACTTTTTTTTGGTCTTTTATCAAAACAAATTTAAATTTACCAATTTCCATACTAAATATTTTATTTATTTCATCACATAATTCATCTGTAAACTCAGTGCTTTTTATATCAATACTAAATCCTTTTACGCTATTTAATTCTCTAAATAAGCCTCTAGTTTTTATACTTTCTGGATAGTCGCTCTGTATTAATTGTATTTTTAGTAATAATTTAAAGTTAGAGTCTTGTTTTAATCTATTTTTATAACTTTCAATACGATGATGTCCATCAAATATACTTAATAATTGTTCATAATCATTTATTTTAAATTCAGTATATTCTATAACTACTATTGGTAAAATTACATTAGAATTATTTTCTATAGTTTCTTCTATTTTAGTAATATGTTCTGAAATTATTGGTAAATTTGAACCATAATTTTTTAAATCACATAAATGTTTTAATTGTTTTGATGTATTAATATAATAATAATCATCACGTCCAATTCTACAACAAGGTTTTTTACTTCCCAAATGTTCTATTTTGTATTTTATATATTCTGCTGATTTTATATCATATAATATATCTTTTTCATACTCATCTTCTTCATTATCAGATTTGCGCGCGGGATTTCTTAAATTTTGCTCATTATCACTATCCTCATCAAAATAATTTTGTGATTTTTTATATTCATCGTCAGATGATTCACTTCCAGACATTTTATAAACTAGATGTAAATTTTTAAATAATTAGCAAATAGATTTTAATAAATAATAAATTTTATATGTATCTAGATACATTATTTTATAAAATTCAATTTTTTTAATTATTTATAATATTATTTTTATATAATATTCTTTTTATATTGATTCATTGTATGGTTTAATAAGACAAAAATAAAATCTTCCTAGAAAATAGTTAAAACCATAGAAATAAATTATATAATATATATATAAACTATATATAAACATATAAATAAAATGGGAGGTGGTTTAATGCAATTAGTAGCTTATGGTTCACAAGATGTATATTTAACAGGAAATCCACAAATCACATTTTTCAAAGTAGTTTATCGTCGACACACGAATTTTTCCATTGAACCTGTTCAACAAGTTTTCAACGGTATTGCTGATTGGGGACGTAGTGTTACAGCTACTATTTCTCGCAATGGAGATTTATTATATAGAATGTATATTACTGTGACGTTACCATTTATTCCAGCTAATGGCACAGAGCAATTTCGATGGCTAAATTGGCTAGGTCATATTATAGTACAACAGGCTGAAATTGAAATAGGAGGTCAGAAAATAGATAGGCATTATGGACATTGGTTACATATTTGGAATGAATTAACACAGACATCAGGACATCAAGCAGGTTATGCTACTATGGTTGGTAATGTTCCGAGATTGGTTCAATCTAATACTGATTCTATGCCACAGATAACCCTTTATGTTCCACTTCGCTTTTGGTTTAATCGCAATGTTGGTCTAGCGCTTCCATTAATAGCTTTACAATATCATGATGTAAAAGTAAATTTACAATTGGCTAATGTTCAAGATTGTTATTGGGCTTCTACTGGAAATCGCACACCAGCTTCATTAAAAGATGTTAGTCTTTGGGTTGATTACATCTATCTAGATACAGATGAACGACGTCGATTTGCTCAGGCAAGTCACGAATATTTAATAGAACAATTACAGTTTAATGGTGATATGCCAATTTTGGATACAGTTGAACAAATGAAAATGGCTTTTAATCATCCAGTAAAGGAAATTATTTGGACTATTCAGAAAGATAGTGTTATTGATCCATCTCTCATGTCAAATTATGGAGGACAACAATGGTTTAATTTTACAGATTCAATTGATTATACTTACTTTTCAGGGACACCACAGGATCCATTAGGAGGTGGTATTGGAACTGCGGCATTTAATGTTGGAAATTGGTATAATAGTTTACCAATGAGTGGGACAGCTAATGGAAGTATTGCTACAGCAGGGCAATACGGTCAAACAGGTTCTAATATATCAGTTCAATTCTTTGATGATTTATTTGGAGCAACTTCTAATGTGTCATCTAGAGCTTGGAATGCACATCTACCAGTTTTTGATATAGGTGAAAATCCAACAGCATTCGCGAAATTACAATTAAACGGACATGATAGATTATCTCAACGCGAAGGACGCTATTTTAATACAGTAATACCTCAAGAGTGTCATGAAAATTGTCCTGCTATTGGAACTAATGTTTATTCTTTTGCTTTAAAACCAGAAGAACACCAACCGAGTGGAACTTGTAATTTTTCGCGTATTGATATAGCACAATTATTATTAACTATTACAGCTTCTACATATACATCACCAATTACAAATGGTAATACTGATACAGCTAAATGCCGCATTTACGCAACAAATTATAATGTATTACGTATCTTGAGTGGTATGGCTGGATTGGCTTTTACAAATTAAAGTATATTATGCTTAAACTTATTTATTTACTTATTTATTTCTTATCCGTTTTTTTAATTTTTATTTAATATTTTATTTATTTAATGTTTAACATATTTAAAAATTTAGTAAAATAATTAGTAATTCTAGTAATAATTTAGTAATTTAATCTTTTTTTATAAAATGGATAAAAGTGATAAAAAGATTAAATTTAGTTCTTATAGTTTAATTACTAAGACTATTGTAAATGATAATACAAATAATAATCAAGAAACTGTAAATAAAGAATCTGCTCTAGAACTAGTAGAAGAAGAACCTGTTAAAAATGTTGATAAGGCTATATTATATTGTTATACAAATATTTATACTAAAAAAAGTACAATTAAATGGTTAGGTATTAAAATAGATACAAATTTTTATCATTATAATTATTGTGTAAAATTATTTGAATTATTAATGAAATGGGTAAGAATTAATGGATTTTTTATTAAAACTAATGAACATGTGTTGCTTGCTAAATTTTGTAGTATGATGTATTTTTTAAGTAATAAAAGAGGATATAAAGAAGTAGAATATTAAAAATAGATATGTATAATTGTATATGCGTATTTTACTAACTTAAAAACTATATATATATATTAACCAATATAGGAAATATATTTTGTTATAAAATGAGTGATACAGTAATTGATATGGTTGATGTTATTAATCTTTTTGACAGAATGCAAACTGATGCTAGAGATAATGGTTTAAATATGTTTAATGCTAATGATGAAAATGTTAATGGTCGCAATATGATTAGTTATTTTTATCAATTTATTAGAAAATATATAGTTGTTACTAAAAGTAAAAATGATATTATAAATGTATAGTTAAAATTGTATAGTTAAAATTGTTTTTTATTTATATTTTTCATTTTGTATTTTTTTTATTGTATATATGTATATATATAAAATCACAAACATAATGCTAAATCTAATATCAAAAACTAATTTGACTTTTACTTCAAATAAAGATTGTGGTTGTGATAAAAAAGTTAGTAAAAGTAAAAATATTAATATTAATACTGAAATTACTAATAAAAAGTTAAAATTAAAGAATAAGAAGAAAACAAAAAAACATAGTAAAAAAAATAGTACAAAACATAGTAAAAAACAATTTTAACTATTTACATTGACCAATTATCTTGATTAAATGAAGATATACCAATTGAATTCATATTCTTTTGAAATTCAGCAATCTTAGCATTAATAGCCATTTGTTTATCGCTAATTAATGATTGTTTAATTTTTTCATTTCCTTTGGGGGCAGGTTTTACACCATAACAATTTACACCATATAGAAGATTTGGATCATTACGTGCTAAATTAATACCTGGTGTACCGCACATTCCTCTTTTTTCTGGCACATTATCTTGTAATGTTTTCCATGTGGAATATTGGATTGGATACGCAGCCAATCCATCTTTAAGCCAGCCGACGTTGCAAAAGTCAGCCCCAGCCTTATGAGCTGCAATAAGTTGGTCTATTGTTGCAACTTCAGCACCAAAAACTCCACATACACTGGCAGAATCGTCATAAGTATAAATATTATTTTTTATATTAAAAACTTGCGGAGTTGTATTAATAGTTGGTGAAGGAGTAGCTGTAGGAGCGGGAGCATAATATCCACCATTAACTACAGGTGAAGGAAGACCATTTGCACTAGTTATATTTGGATTTGGATTTGGCATATTAGATGAACCTAATAATTGACTAGCTGGTAAATTTGAACTATTTCTACTGCTACTGCTACCGCCACTTCCTCTAGAATTTTTACTAATAAAAATATAATAAATCATAATGATAACTAAAAGTCCAAATATACCAGACACGCCTATTAAAACGAAGTTAGGTTCGCTCGTTAAAGATATTGGATAATTCATTTTATTTTTTAATTATATTATAGTTCTTTATATATTAGAAATATTATTTATTATATATTAAATATATTTATTTTTAATTCAAAAAAATAAAATGAAACTAATTATATTTAAAATATTTTATAAATTCTATAAAATATAGTTTGTAATATTTAATTATTAATGGTATAATAACATATATGCACTACTTTGTGCTGATAATGCTTGTTCCTCTGTTATATTATATATTTTCTCATCATTACAACAAGTCCATTGAGAATCAAATGTTCCATCTGGCTTTAAATCTTTAATATATGTATAGTAATGCCCAAAATTCAAGTCGCCTGAGTGTAAAATTACACCATATAATTCATAAGTTGTATTAGTATTTCCCCTATAATAATTATTAATATCTATAAATTTTGGATAGTTTACCATTTTTTTAATTTTTTGACGGTTGTTATCATATCGTTTGATAGCAAATATTAAACTTTTTGGTTTAGAAATTATTTTTTTTTCAATCAAATTTTTTTCAATATTTCCACATTTTTCACATTTATATATTATTGATTCTGTATTAAACATAGTATTTAGGCAGTCATATATTGTTATTCCTCCATCTAATTCTGTTGGAATAGATAATGCCATTATATTATTTACATTTACAGAAAGTGACTGCTTTTTACAGCTAGAACATTCAATACAATTTACTATATAATAATAAAAATTTTTTGCAAAATATGAAAAATCTTTTTCAAAAAATGATTTATAATCTTTTGCATATAATTTAGAGATTTCATCCATATCTTCTATATTAGCAGGTAAATCTATTTTAACTTCTGTTGATTTTGCATCATGCAATTTATTAAATATATACATCATAAATTCATATACATCATTCTGAGAACCGTTAAATAAATGTTCGAAACCGCTATCATCTGCAATTTCCTTAATAATAGATATAAATCGAGAATTATTCAATACTGTCCCTCGATTTGTATTCATATTTATAATCATTTGCTTAAAAGCTATATATATAAATATAGATTCACTTTGTTTTGCAAGTTTTGATAAAATATGTTTTTCACTTGCATCTAGAATATCTGAATGTTCTTTAAGTATTCTTTCACATTCAATATTTATTTCATCAGCTTTGAACTTGCCTAGCTTGAATTTGCATATTACTTCAATTAATTTTTCGTCTTCTCTAGAATAATTAGCTATAAAATCTTTAATTACAGGACTACTTGATAAGCATTGCATAACTGAATTACTGAAACATTCATTGCCATTATTCCTGAGCCCACTTCTCATCATTTTATCAAATATAAATATTATATTTCAAAAAATATAACTTATTAATTATAAACTTTAATTATAAATTTTAAATAATATAGTTTAACTTTCAATTTTTTTATATTAATTTTTAATATATTATTATTTTTTATAATATAAAAAGAATTACTTATTCTGTATCTAGAATATCATTATAAATTTAGATAATTTAGATAATATTATATATAAAAAATGACTTTTAATCAAGGAAATCCATATACAAGACCATCTAGACAAATGTATGTTCCACTAGATACAGAAGATAGAATACTGGTTGAGAGGCACTACATACCTGCTACAGTTTATAGAGATTTATATAATATTCCTAGATATGTTCCAGTTACAATAAATAATAATCATAATCCTACACATAATTCATATAATACACATAATCCTTATAATATTTTTGAACCAAATAGAAATACATTTTTTTCAAACTTACCGTATCCTACACCATCAACTATACCTACACATACTAATACACCATTAACTATACATACACCATCAAATATACCTACACCTACTACTATACCATCAAATATACCTACAAATACAGCACCTAATATACCTACAAATACTCAATCAAATATTCCTACAGCACATATTCCAGGACAACAAAATGCACGTACTTCTTTATTAAATACTTTAAATAATTTAATGAACGGACAACTTCCTGTTGATATTGATATGCAAATTGGATATTTTGGAAGCAATGGTGAAAATATATTTAGTAATTTTAATAATTTAAATAATTTTGCAAATGCAAATACTAATAATATAGCTAATGGTATTTCATTATCTATGATAAATTCTGTTACAAATGTTTCACGTATATGTGATTTAACATTACCTAATATTGTTGAATTATGTTCTATTTGTCAGATTAATTTTAATAATACTGATATTTGTAGGGTAATAAATAGTTGTTCTCATGTATTTCATTTAGATTGTATCGATAGATGGTTGTGTGACCATAATACTTGTCCTTGTTGCAGATATATTTTAAATAATAATTCTACTACTGATACCACAACTGATACCATAACTGATACCACAGCTACTGCTACTACATCTAATATTAATACTACTGACAATTTTAGTACAATACCTAATATGCAAAATTTAATACCATTTAATGAGCAGGATTTAGAAAATCCCTCACGCAAACGTGAGGAAAATTATGAAGAGGATGATGAAGAGGATGATGACTATGATACTTATTATGATGAGGATTTAGAAAATTTCGCGTACGAAGATAATAATATAAATAATAATATAAATAATAATATAAATAATAATATATTTACAATTGATGATAATGATGATGATAATGATAATGATAACAGGGGAACTCGCGAAAGCTCGTATCAGCGAGCTGAGCCCTCGCGAGGGGTTGAATCCATCGTAGATGATGATGATGATGATGACGAAGACGATGATAATATTACTATTTCTACACCTCGAATATTTTTAAATAGTTTTGTATCTACATCTAATGGAACATCTAGAATAGATACGCAACCAATTGTGAGCGATATTAATAATTTAGTTAATATGTCTGCGCCATTTATAAACTCTTTTATGAATACTTCTAATTTGTCTCCTAGATTAAATCCTAATCAAATTAATGCTCATGTTGGTAGTTTTTTTAATAATATAAATCCATTTTTACAGGCATTTACTAATATTATAGGAAACCCAAATAGTACAAATAGTAATAATACTAATACTAATATAAATAATAATAGAAGATAACTAAAAAAATTAAAAATATTAACATAAAATTAGTAAATATATTGTATTTATAATTGCAATTCTAGAATTGAACTACTTATAGCACTCATTATGTCTTCAATAGAAGCACCACGTTTGGAATAATAATTAACAATATTTTTTAATAACTCTTGTCGAGACAATTTATTTGTATTAAAATTTTCATTATCTTTTATATCTGAATAAACAAAAGATTTCAAAACAATCTGTAAAGATGGTGCACTTGGTTCAATTAGTACAATAATGTGTTGTTCTTGTTCTTGCGTAGTCATTTTGAAGATAATAAATAAGATTAGATTGATTATATTTGTATTTACATTGTAAAATTCAATTTTTACTTCATTTTTACTCAATTTTTACTCAATTTTTACTCAATTTTTATTCAATTTTTACTCCATTTTTAACTTTATTTATTTCAGCCAATTTATCAACTATTATACCACTAAATCCAAAACAGACAGTATCAATATTATTATACATTTTAAATTTATATAGCTTTGCATCACCATATATTATATCTTCAAAATATTCTTTACCATTTTCAGCCATTTTTCTATATCTTTCTACATCTTCTATTAATGCCTTACATTCTTCATATATGTGTTTCCAACTATGCTTTCTAGTATCAAAAGCCAATCCAATAGCTTTTTCACTAATATTATTACTATCACTACCCCTACCCCAAGAAATCCCAAATGGCTCACTAAAATCATTTATTAATATCGGGATACTTCCACAAGCTAAAGCCTCAATAATACGCATACTACTATTTCCATTTCCTTTAGGACAAAGACATAATGTTGAATTCATAATTCCTCGATATGAATCATAAGCAGTTTCTTCTAGTTGTTCTTGTGTCGGTTTTACTGGTGAATTTAATCGCCAATTCCAATACATATTATTATTAATAATTTCACAATGTGGTTTGTTTGCAAACTCTTTATACATTTCTGTTCGCATACCTTCCCATATTGTGCCTTTAAAATAAATATCTTGAACCTTTTCTTGATAAGGTATTGCTACTTCTTTACCATTTTGAACGTTTTCATAAAATTTAAATATAGCTGGGTTCGTTACAAATATTTGGGTTTGCTTTTTAGATAACCCAGATGGTTTAACAGCATTAGTAAACCAAATACATTCATTATCAATATGTTGGCTTTGGTCTCCACTTAAAATAAATACCAATTTCTCCTTAGGATATCTATTTTTAATATTTTGAATCATATGAACTGGATCACCATTACTTTCATATATAAGATAGTCAGCAAAATTTACATCATTTACCATTTCTAGTTTATCTGTGTGTAAATTAAACCATTCTCCAGAAATAGGTGAAAGAAAACCAACCTTGATTTTTTTATTATCTAGAGACATGTTTAAAATTATTTTGTATTTTATATTTTATGAAAAATATTTAAGTTTAATTTTTAATATAAACAATAAGTTAATGTTTAAGTTTAGAAATATAAATAGAATTATAAAAATAAATATAAAACTAAAAATATTAATGTATCTAGAACCATAAATATAATTATACACATAATTATAATAATAAAAATGTCTTCTTTTAACACCATTTCCAATCCCCTTTCAATAGCTATTGATACAGTGTTCTTCCAACACTCATATAGTGGTATTACACGCGTCTGGGAAACCCTATTTAAAAATTTTCCTTCCAATACTGAAAATACTAATTACCAAATTACTATATTACAACGTGGTTCTGCTTATAAATTTAAGCCTGAATTGAATATTTCTAAGAAATTTAATGTATTAAAAATTAATGAATTTAATTATGCGACTATGAATCAAGATGTCGATTATTTAAATCATTTATGTAAAACTAATAATTTTGATGTATTCATATCAACCTATTATACTTATTGTAATGTAATTCCTAATATAGTTTTAATTCATGATATGATTCCAGAGGTATATAAGTTTGCACCTAATCATATGTGGATACAAAAAGATAAATGTATTAAAAATGCTTCATCATTCATATCTATTACCAATAATACTAAAAACGATTTACTTAAATTTTATCCTCATATTAAGGAAAATGAAGACTTATTTTCTATTGAAGTAATTCATAATGCCATATCCCAATTCATAGATACTCCAGAAACAGTTAATAATGCTTTACTAACTAATAATCGAATTAAACCTAAATCTTATATTCTAACAATGGCAAGTAATAATGAACCCTATAAAAATGCATCACTAATTACTAATCTAGATACCAAATATGGGAAAGATATAGCTAAATTGCTAAATAATCCTACACCTATTATAATGATTACTAATTCACCATTACCTAATGGATTTCAAGTTGTAGTTGTAGGTAATATTCTCTATTTATCAAAAGTTCCAGATGAATATTTGAATTCTTTATATAAAAATGCTCTTTGTTTTATATGTCCTAGTTTATATGAGGGTTTTGGTATGCCAGTATTTGAAGCATATGCTAGACGTGTTCCAGTAATTGCTATTAAATTACCAGTATTTGATGAATTAGGGAGTGAAGGTATACATACTATAGATAATGATACAGATAATTTATTTGAAAAGATAAAATATATTAGTAATAACGATAATAATATAAATAATAAAAAAGCCATTGAAATACGTGTAAATATTGGATACTCAATCGTTCAAAAATATACTGAAGAAGCACAAATTGCTAAATGGAATGAATATTTCACAAATTTGCGAAATACTGTTCTAGCACCTAAACCATTTTTAAATATAATTTTGCAAACTTATAATGAAACTAATCCAGATAGAATAGAAGAATTAAAGTATTGTATTATGCAAAATTTAAATAATCCTTATGTAAAATACGTTCATGACTTTTGTGAAGTCGATTACGAGAAGGGTTCGCGATGGACTGAATCATTCGAAAAACACCCTAAATATAAAAAACCTCTTAAATGGGTTACAATACAAAATCCTGATATTACAGCCAATCCTGAGTATCACGATAATAAAATTAATGAAAATTGGCTAACATATAAAAGGGCTTTTGAAACTGCAAATAGTTATAGTAAATATAGTAAAGACTACGGTCAATATTGGTGTATTATTAATCTAGATATATTTCTAGACTCCAAATCAAACTGGAATCTTATTACAAATCGTCTTAATGATAATTTTGTATTCGCTCAGTCTAGACACGAATTTAATATTCTTTCAAATGGGACTATTGATGCTAAAATGGATTGCAATTTCGCTCAAATTTTTCATGCAAATACACAGGATGCTTGGTTCTTTAAAACACCAATATTAGTTAATGGTAAGACAAATATTATAGATAATAATGGTGGTTCGCCTTTTGATATATTCGATTTTCATTTAGGATATTTAGGATGTGATAATGCTATTGCGGATCGCCTAGTTAAAAGCGGATATAAAGTCATTAATCAACCGATAACATATAAGATATTTCATTATGATAATATTAAAGGAAAAAATAGTAGCAATTATATGGAAAAACATAAAGCCGAAAGTGCTGAAAAAGAAAAAAAGCAAATTAAACCTAAGAATAAATATCCAGAGAGGGTGGGTTCATATTTGGTGCCTAATTATGACCAAATGGTTGCTAACGGACAAGAAATTGATTTAATTGGACTGGTTAGAAGTCTGGGAGGATGTAGTAACTGGGAGCGTTATGAATTTATTAGTAAGTTATTTAGTGAAAGGATAATGATACAGAATCCCTGAATTATGTATTACATTCACAAAATTCATTATAACACCAACCACCACTACACTTATGACTACCGTAAGGATTCATATAATCATCATCATCTTCTTCCATTTCATTCCAATAATTTTCATCCCAATAATTTTCAAGCTTTTCAATAAAAGTTTTACATATTATTTCTATTTCAGATAATGATTTATCTTTATAAATAATATGTAAAAGCTTGAGAATGATATCAGTATAGTTTTCAGTTAAGCTAACTGAAATTCCTTTTTTTGCGTTGTTCTCAAATTCTATTAATTTGGATTGAGCCTGAGATATTCGCTGTTTCTCAGCAAGTTGCCAAGCTTCCATTCTTTTTTGTTTAGCAAGGTTCAACTCTTTATTTTTAATATTAAAAGCAGTTTTTCTTTCTTTTTTCCTTTCGTGTTTTGATATTTCAAAAGGTTCTCCACCTTCATCCAAAGATTCTACTGCTTTAGAATCATCTTCTTCTGTTGTAAAAGATACAACTGCTAAAACTTGTTCTTGTGTTTCTTCTTCATCTTGTTCTTGTGTTTCTTCTTCTTCATCTAGAGGCAAACCCGCAAAACGATTCATTTTCAAAAAGTTTAAATATAATTAATAATTATTATAAATATAATTTCAATTTTTCTATAAAAAAGTTTAAAAATGACAATTATTATATATCAATATTCCTCTGGTCTAACCAAACATTCCATTTTAACCCAAACTCTCTTATTCAAATCGCTTTCTAATACACCTCTAATCCTAACATTAAGCGATTCAATTGGTATATCAATTTCGATAGTGTCCCAATTATTAACATAATTTTGTAATAATTCAAACAGTTTTTTTAGATTTGGATTTAGATTTTATGGCACCACTAATAGATTTGGATTTGGATTTTATGGCACCAACAAATTTAATATATTCATCTAATTTACATTTTTTAGTTTTTGTTGTTTTTGTGTTCATTTCTTTATATTCAGAACTGGGTTTATACGTTAATTTAGGTAAAAACTTAGAACACTCTATATTGAAAGTTTTATTCATTATGTTTAAAAATTCTTTTATTGTATGTTTACCATTTTTTTTTGCTCCGATACCGGTATAATATATATATTCAACCATTATATATAATATATATAAAATTGGGAGTTTTAAATGAGAAAAAATTTGTTTATTAATATTTATGAATATATTATTTAATAATTAATTAAATTAAATAAAATAATATAATTAAATAATTATTTATTATCAATCTTCCTCTGGTCTAACCAAACATTCCATTTTAACCCAAACTCTCTTATTTAAATCACTTTCTAATATACCTCTAATTCTAACATTAAGCGATTTAATTGGTATATCAATTTCGATAGTGTCCCCATTATTAACATAATTTTGTAATAAAGCAAACAGTTTTTTTATCTCATCAAGAGATACATTAAGTCGCAATTCAGTTAATTTTATAATAATTGGTTTAATTTCTGCTTGGCGTTGTTCTTTGGTTCTAGATACAATTATTTTTTCTTGCTTCTTTTCTTTATTTATATTTTTCTTATTTTTAGACATTTTATATAAATATTTTAATATTTTATAATTATATATTCATTATAAAAAAAATAGTAAATTATAACTTGTATCTAGATACTAAAATAATACTAAAATGGTAAAATATAATAAATAATACTAAAAAGTAAATGAAAATGTAATATTTTGTGGTTTAGGCTTTCTCCATATTTTGTCTAAATAACATATACTTGAATATAATCTATTATCTTTAATATTGTTTGCTTCCCTATATTTGTTTGTATTTTTATTTTTTATTTCTAAAATAGGAAGTCCATTATATCTATGAAACATAAATGAATCCGTTTGTGCCAATATAGATTTATTTTCAGTATTTATATTATACTTTAATATTTCAATTACATCATCATTAATTCCATCTATATAAGAATTATTCAAAGTTTTTAATTTGTTTTTAATATTTTCTAGTTCATCATTATCAAGTTTTTCAGTTTCAATTGTAAAAATACAATTATTACCATCGTTATTACTTCTTGCAAATCTAATTGAATCTGGATTTATTTCTCTGCTTCCATATTTCATATAATTACTAATATTGTTATAACTATTGCTATAATAACTACTAACTTGTCCCATTTTGCTTTTAATAATATATTTTACTATATCTAGATATATATTTTATATTATAGTATAATTTTTAAGGTTTAAGTTAATTATTATATATAATCAATTTTATACTATAAAAAAATTGAAATTTAAATTACTTAAATATTAACACAAATATATAAATAATATAACCAAAATATACTAATTATAACTAATATAATACAAAAATGTTGCACATAACTCTAGACAGTAGTCTCCCTAATAATGAAGATAAAATTAAATATATTGATAATCTGTGTTCTCAACCATATCTAAATTTAGAAAAACCAGATATGTATTATTCTCAATATGAATATAATACAAATTTAGTGGAAGCTAAAACACATAATAATCTAATTAATACATTTTTAACAGCATATAACGCTCATATTCCATTGCGACTTCGCCCTGATGATATTCAAATGGCTATTCAAATGGCAATTGCTACTTGTATTAATAATAATGCCGAGCAAATGCGACATCTATTTGTAGAACACGAAGGCAAACTGAAACTATCAGTCGAAAAATCGGGTTTCGATTTAGATTATTTCTGTGAAACATTTAAAAACTTGATGTCAAAAAATATTAAAGATCCAGAGTTCGTTGATAAATTTACTACTAAATATACTACAACTACCCCAATATTGTCGACTGTTTCTAATATGTTTCTAATGAATGCTTTGAAAGAATATTTCTCATTTGAAATGATACTTTCATGTGGTATCCCAGCAGTTATTATGGAAGGCACTCAAGCCGATTGGCAAAAACTAAAAGAATTCTATGAATATTTTAAGAATTTCTTAAAGGATACTGAATTGAAAGCTTGGTTTCCGCATTTTGACATCATTATGGATATGTTTATTGAAATGCGAAATTTACACGAAGGTAATTCCGAATATATAGTGGTAGCTGGAAATAATCATAATATAAATGAATTATGGAAACGCGTCATTAGCTATGTTCCACAGGGTTCTGGTGGTGATATTATATTAGGTGGATGGGTGCGATTATTGGTGCCTTATAGCGAACATAATAAACTTATTGGTCTATATAAAAAAATACTATGTCTAGATATTAACACACCTAGACCCAATATTAATGAATCAAACTGTAGTTATAAAGAACAGGATATTTTAAGGGAATATTATTTTGCTTCGGGATGGAATTCAATGCAAACTTCCTATTTAACTACACCTGCTACATTAATTATTCCTACAATGGATGGTAATAAAAATTATGAAAAAACATATAATGTTGAATTATATTCAGGTTTCTTTAATCCAGTAATTCATACTAATCCAAATACACAAGCAAAAACAGTATCCACCAATGTAGGTTTTATTATGCGTGAAGATACAGTTATACAGAAAAACAAATTAGTAAAAGAATACACTAAACTAGGTGTAAAAAAAAGCAAAACGGGACATTTAGAAGTTCCAGTTACATTACATAATAAATTTTGGGAGATATGTAAAATATTTGATACTTGTGGAGGTAGTAGTTATGTTATTGATAAAGTAAATCGTAAAAAATATTATGAAGAAAATGGTGTTATAAAAATATTTTCAAATGTTAAAAAATCAACTGGTGGATTTTATTCTACAATTAAAGGTTTACATATTCCAGAACATTTTAAACCTAATAATATTAAAGAAATACTTATGTGTTTTGATGTAGATAATTGTTATAATAAACAATTTATAACATATTATACTATTCTAGATACTACAATATATTTTGATGTTTGAATGATAAATTATGAATTCTCTATCATAAATGCTCTAATATTTTTATTTATTTTTATATCATCTGTTTCATTAAGATAATGGTCTCTATCAATTAATTCAATATTTTTATTATCTTTACTATTTTTCATAAATTTATTTTTTATTATCTTTATAAATTGTCTTGTCATATTAATTTTTGTTTTATCTTTACTATCAATATTCCAAAAACATAATAATTTAACATCTATTTTATTATATAATTCATCTATATTAGTAAAATTTGACACTATATCATAAAATATATAGTTTATCCATTTTTCTTTTTCAGTATCTGTAAAAATTCTTTTCTTTTTTAGTATATCTAGTTCATTATTATGTAATATAAATTTTTCATTCGAATATATTTTCATAATATGTTGATTTAATTGGGTGCTATCTAAAAATACTATACCTTCAATATTTTGTGGAAATAGCATATAATATTTTAGTCCATATATACATCCTAGACTATGGCAAACTATATATAACTTTGTATCAGGTTTAATAATTTCTTTTGATAATTGTTTATGTAAATTTACAATATGTTTATGAAAGTTGGGAATTTTTGAAAGAGAATTAACACCCTGAAAAAGACAATTTTCTTCTTTTCTATCATAATATATTAATTCAGTAGCATTAAAAACATTTACTAGATTATCTAACCAATTATTTGTTCTAATAATAGTATCGTCTACGAGGGCTTCAGCCCCTCGCGAGGGCTCAGCTCGCTGATACGAGCTTTCTCGAGCTCCCTTGATATCATCATTTTTATCATCCCATTGAGTTAAATTATATTTATAACATTGTGCACCAAATCCATGAAAAAATAATACTTTCACCTTGCTTTTTATATTATCTTTTACTTTGGATTTTATTATTGTGAATTTAAACATTTTATGAATATATATTTGAATATATATCTAGATGTATATTTATATTTTATTATTATTTTAGTAGTATTTATATATTTTAAGTTAGATTTATAAAAATAAGTTATATTTAGATATTAAAATAAACTTGTATCTAGATACATATTCCAAAATGCCTATTACTAAAGTACAAGCATTAGATATTTGTAAAGCTGGTAAATTTTATAGACAGAATACTAATCGAGCTGGTATTCCAGAACGTAATATCTTTTGTGATTATTGTAATCAAAGTGGTTTAATGGGTAGTTGGAAAATTATTGATACATATGATTTATGTAATAATTGCTATATCTCTTTACAATCATTAATTAAACAAAATAGTTTTTTACCAATCGCAGCACAAAAAAAACCATATGAATCTTTAATATCTAGTGAAAATGAACCAGTATTACAACATAATTATTATGCCGAAAGTATGCAAAAAATGCAAAATGGTAATGGTAATGGTATGAATGGTATGAATAATATGAATAATATGAATGGAATACAAGGTATGAATAGTATGATGGAGTCAATGAATATTAATGGTGTTCCTCATAATTTTCCATCTATATCTGGGAATAATGTAGGTAATAGTAAATGTAATAATAATATGAATGGTAATATTATTCGTAAAAATGGTGAAGGTGTTGATGGTCTTGATAATAGAATTAATAATGATATGAATAGTCGTAATGAACAAAGTTCATATTTTGATATGTTTAGTTTGCCTTTGGCTGATTTTCAAAAATAAAAATATATAAAAACTATTTAAATTAAATTTATAGGATATCCTATAAAACATAATTTTATTCTTATATCTTTTATATATTTTTCAAATAATCAATAAACCAATCACGCGCCTTAGTCATAACTGCTTTTTCAACATCTTCTGGAATAAGATTATTTTCCTTCAATGTTTCGCTTTCTTCTTTAGCAATATCACTGGTAATCCAAGTAAGGAAATTTCTAATTTTTTTAATATCAGGCTTCGCACCATTATTAATAGTAAATACTTGTTCTATACCTTGATTCAGCCTGTTTTCAGTAACCGCATATTCCACAAAATCAGCTATTGATTCTAACTTTTCTATATCTACAGAAGCTAAAGTAGTCACTTTAGATGAAGAATGTTCCTTCCCCTTCACTTTAAATCTTCCATACTTTTCTACTTCCCATACAATACCCTCACCAATTCCACTAATACCGAAATATTTTCCAACAGGACATTCCTTTTCAACTTGATTAGTGAGTTCAACCAATTGATTTTGTGAAGCCTTTGGATTTTCAAAGTCAATTTCTATTTCATATACAGGAAAATTATAGACATTCCATATAAAATTATCTGGAAAGAAGAATAATTCAATTTCGCTTTTAGACAACCAAGTAGGATATCTATCATCATCAACTATTTTAATAGCAAATATCATTAGTCGTCTTTGTAATTTTTCAACAGCTACATGTTTTTGAATACCAGCCCCAAACCATTCACCATAAGCCATAACTGGATGTTCGTCGCTAAATTTGGATAATATATTAATAAATATATCTTTATTTAACATTACGAATGTATGAAAACCGCAATTATCGCTTTTATCACTTAATACATGATTACGAGATTGAGCCCATACTGTCTTACTAATTGGATCATAACCGATACCAGCATTAGTTCCATGAACTTTTACTGTTCCAGTAAATTTAATAGTTGGTAGCGGTCTAGTAGTATCAAATAGTGGTTTTCCAGCTTCATCACAACCATTAAAACGGGTTACCGAATCAACATTTTTAATCATATCAGTATATTGATTAATGTGTGGAAATGAATAGAATTTTGCCATTTTGACTTGTAATTACTAAAAATGTTTATAAATATTAACTTGTGTCTAGATATATAATTATTTTTTAAATTATAATAATTTCAATTTTTTAATAATATTTTTATTTTTTTACCATTTTTAATTATACATAATTATTAATAATAATATTTAATATGTCTATTAATTTTTATGAAATAATATTTAGATTAATAGAGTTATTTGCTTTTATATTACCAGCTTTACCAGATTCACTATTAGTTAGATTAACTATTCTAGCAATATATTTTATAGCACATTGTTGTAAATTACAATATGAATATGTAAAAATTAAAAATAAATATATAAATAATCTATAACTCATCATTCATAACTCTTTTATCATTTCAATTTCATATTCATATCCGTGAGCTCCTTTATGACTACCTTCTTTATCATCTTTTTTAGAACTGCCCGCACCATGTGTCTCTAGAATCATCGGTATTTTTCTAGCCATACAAAACTTTTTAATATATTTTAATGCTTTTTTACCTTCAGCTGTATTATATATTAAACCACTACCAATTCCTCTATGTTCGTCTTTTCTAGCACCTAATGGATACCTACTATCATTTATATGAAAATTAATAATATTTTTCCATCCTATTAATTTATTAAACCTATCTAGATATGATTTGATACTATTATCACCTTCCACTTTAGAAATATCATAACCACTAACAAATATATGTGCCGTATCAATACAAAATCCAACTCGCCTAATCCCACCTTTATTATTATGTTTAATACCTTTCCATAGTAATTCTAATGCTTCTAGACTATATCCAAATTCACTTCCTCTACCTGCTGATGTTTCTATAGATAACATTATATCCTTTGGCATATGTCTAATAATATAATTCACATTTGAAATCAAATTTTTCAATGCTTCTTCCATAGTTAAATCTTTTTTAAATCCTAAATGTAATACAACACATTTAGCACCTATCATAGCACCATATTTCAAATCATGTTGTAAATTATCATGTTGATATCTAATCCTGCCACTAGAAGGTAGAAAAGAACAAAAATTAAGTAAGTATATTGAATGGATGATAAGAGTAATATGATTTTTTCTAACATATGATTTTATTTCGGTAATATCTTCAGGTGTGAATTTTGTTTTCATTTTCATAGAAGCAGAGCGATTACTACCTAAAAATATTTGAACTGCATTTCCACCTATTGATTCTACATATTTAATACCATCTAAAACACTAGGTGAAATACTAGCATGACAACCTATGAGTAATGATGTTGATTTGAATGATTTATTTGATTTTAATGTTTTATGATTTAATTTTCTGGTAATAGATTTTTTAGTATGATACATATTTTTATATTATGATTTTTATATTATGATTTATTATAATGTGTGATTTTTTCTTTCTAGAGTTAAATTAAAACATTATTTAATTTTAGGTAAGCAATTGTATGTATAAAAATAAATATATAATTCAAAAACTGCGCAGTAGTAGCAGTAGTAGTGATGATTCTAATAATGATTTAATACAAACCAATATTAAAAAGAAAGCACTCCAACAAACACATAATATTATTACATTTAATCCTCCATATAATTCCTCTTGGTTTGAAACAGAAATAAATAATAATAGTAAAATCAGCATCAAAAATTATATAAAAAAACTATTCAATATATGTAAAACACATCTAGATGCAAATGTAAAGCCAGATACAACTAAAGCAATTATAGTTCCTCATGCCGGTATTCGCTATTCCGGTCTATGTTCTGCTTCAGCGTATTATCAATTAAAACTTCGTACAACACCTATTAAACGCATCATTCTATTCTGTACTCATCACAAAGCTTCAAATAATATAATAGCTCCATCTTTCAGCCATATAAAACCACTTTTAGGTAATATACCACTTAAAATAGATACCAAAATAATTGATGAATTGAAACCATTACTAGAAATAAATGATTTTGCTTTTGATGAAGAACATTCTTTTTTTAACCAATTACCATTTATTGAAAGTATTATATCATCAAGTTCAAATGTCCTTATCACACCTTTTCTTATTAGTAATAGTATGATTTTAAATAAAGCAAATTGTGATAAACTTCATAAGGCGATGGATATATTAAAATCACAATTACAAGATAAAGGTACTATATTAATATGTACTAGTGATTTTTCACATATTAATGGACATTTTGAAAATAAGATTACTTCAAATATCCAACAAAATATTAGAAATCAAGATAGTCAAATACTACAATTTATATATAATAATTTAAACGGTGTTGTTACTAAAAGCAAAAAAATAGATGATATATTATTTATACAAAATGCTCCATCATGTGGCACAATGGCAATGTATTTATTTGCAAAATTACTAAATTATCATTCTGGAGCGAAAGAATCACCATCTTCATCTTCTTCGTCTTCCTCAGACGAAAGTAATGATAGTATAAGTTATAAAATATCTAGCTCTTCTAAAATACTTTATCCCCGTATTACTTGTTATTATACATCGCAAATTCGTGATGAACATATTGATATATTTAACTTTACACCAGAACAATTAACTAGTCTTTTACCAATAGATTTAAATAATAAAACAACAGAAAGTTCAGTTAGTTATATTGGTATTATATTTACATCACAACCTAATATCGAAGATAAAAATGATAAAAAAAAAACAATTCGCAAATTAGAAAATCTATTATCTCAATATGAAAAACAGGCATTATTAGGTTTTATTAAAGAATATTTATTTTTTAAATTCAGTATGCCAAACTATAAAATACCGACAAATCTAATCAACCCTATTAACAGTAAAAGTTTTAAATTAGATTTAGGTGTAGGAATAACGGTTTATATAAATATTAATACAAATAAAAAATTAAGAAATGTAGCAAATATAATTGGCAATCCTACTTATAATTCTACTGATAATGATGAATTTCAAAGTATTGAAAGCAAAATTAGAAATATTATTGATAAATTGATAAATAATAGTAATACAAATACATATAAGACTTTAAAATTTCTACCATTAAAAGCTGATGAATTTAATAAATTAACTTTTGAAATAAGTATATTCAATAAAACAGAACCTATTACATTAAATGATTTTTTTTACAATACTACTAAATTTATTCTAGGTGTAGATGGAATTATTATTATTGATAGTAATACAAAGAAGACTATTACAAAGACTAAAAAACAGCTACTTACACCTAATTCATATTCTCTAACCAATATCGAAGCGACTTTAAATCCTACTATAAGTAAAAAGGATTTATTAGAGGAATTATGTAATATACAAATGCAAAATGAAACCTCAAAAAAAGAATGTTATAACTTAAGTAATATATCATTATTTTATAATGAAGGACTCGTGTTTTCCTAAGGCGTTGTCTAAATATCCTATATATAGACAACGCTCATATAATACAAGTATGCATTCCAGTAGGTGTTCGTAAATGTTTAGTATAATTTGCAACTTGGACATGTAGATTGCGTTTTTCATCTATATCTATAATACTTATTGAGCCATTAGCTAAATGAAAACTTCGGTCACTATCTCCTGCTAAAAGTTGCGAAATAACTTGCGAATGGGTAAATATAATAGTCTGTTTTCTGTCTTTTACAGTAGTGCCTTGATATTTATACGAATCCATAAGGCGTTTCATTCGTTCCTTAAATTCTGTATCAGTTTCGGGTTGGCGAAGCCAATTAGGTTCTTTAAATTTAAGTCCTTTTGCATAATCTTCATAAGTATGTTCTTTTGTAATACAATTATGTTCTTTATCAAAATTTATCATCTTATAAAGTTGAAATTGATTATATAATTTTCGATAAGGCATATTAACTAAATATGCTTCTTTTGAATATTTTTCACGCAATTCATAATTTATTTCTACAACAAATAGCTCTTTTTTATCATGGAATTCTGTTGAACTACCTTCATGTGGATAAATTATATCACTATAAGGTTCTTGTTTGAGTGTAGGTAAAGCTGTTTCTATAGCTCTCCATAAAGGTGATATATGGATTCTATCAATATTACAGTCATCATAATCTATACCTGTTGTTTTTAGGAAATTTGCCACATCTTGGGCTTGTTGTTTTCCAACTTCTGTTAATTTATGGTCTACAGCATGCTCTGTGGTTTGACCTGTGGTTGTCAATTCAATATTAGATTCCGATTCTCCATGACGAATCAATATTAAACGTTCAACAATAGGACAAGGCATACCTGGATGAGTTTTATCCCAATAAGGATCCTTGATGTTAAATGGAATTGATGTCATTTTATATATATATATATATTTATGAATTTGTATGATTTTGTATGATTTTGTATGATTTTGTATGATTTTGTATGATTTTGTATGATTTTGTATGATTTTGTATGATTTTGTATGATTTTGTATGATTTTGTATGATTTTGTATGATTTTGTATAAATTTTTATATAATTTTTATTTGTTTATTTGTTTATTTATTTGTTATTTATTATTTATTTTTTAAGTCTTATAATAATCAATTTTTAATGTGTATAAAGTATAAAAATATAACATAAAATGTTAAAAACATTATTAAGTAAAAAAATATATAAGAATAAATATAAAAAATTTACAAAACTAAAACATAAAACATTATATGGTTCAGGCTTTTTTGATGCTGTTGGTTCTACTATTGGTTCATCAATATATCATAAACCTAAAGAAAAAGATTATTCAGTAACAATTCCAGGAACTCATCATATTAAACTAATGCATTATTCTAAATTTTTAAATCCAGAGCATATTAAAAATATAACAACAGTTAAATCTCCTGGTTTGTTAACTATAATTTTTAACTATCATAAATCTAATCAATTAAATCTAAATACTATATCAAATAATACTGTTTTAAAAAGTGGTCAAGTTGAATATGAACCACGTATAAATATTAATAGTATGAATAGATATTTATTAATTATGTATGATACAGTTATTAAAAAAATGCATTATGTTATTGAATTTAAAAATCGTTCTAAATTTAAAACTATATTATCTTATTTACCACCTAAACCAAAAGATGGTACATCACATAAATATGTATTTCAATTGTTTAACTATCCACTAAATATTACACCATTTACAGTTGTTGATATGAGTACTCCTAAACGTCGGAAAATGTTTAAAGAAGTTTTCAATTATATTAAAACTAATAATTTATCTTTGGTTATTACAAAATCATTTAATGTTAAATATGATACAAGTGGTGGAGTAAGTATATTTAATATTGGCAAAATTATAGGATCACAAAACCAAAAACAGACTTTTAAGGCTTCTAAGTTATCTAAATAATCTAAAGCATAATTTTATTCTAATAAAACTTACCTATCATATTGTCAAAAAATGCCTTATATTTAATATATCCTTCATATTTATAATATTCACTTCGTTCAGCCTCCATTAATACATCTGCTAAATACCATTCGGCAAAATGTGCCATCATCTCATTAGGGTGGTAATTGTTTTGACTCTGTCCGAAAAAGCTCACAAATGGTTTTAAACTATTCAAAGGCACTGGATTTTGCTTTAAATAATAAAGAGCACCATCGAATCCTTTATCCATCTTTAAAGCTACCATATTAACATCAGTTAACTTTTTCGGTGTTACAGTTGTAAATATAGCACCTATCCACCATTGCGAACCCTCTTTAGCATCAGTCCAAAGCCATTTTGTACTTGTTCCATCTGGATTATTTCTATTCACAGCATAAACTTGTTCCATTCCTTTAATATAATCAGGATAATAGTAATATCCTAGTGTAGAATACAGGTCTTCAAATTCTACAGGATACATGCGTTGTTGAACGTGAGTTATTTCATGTAAGAAAGTGTTCGAACGTGGATTCGAAAACCAATCGGAATCCATTATTATAGTATTTTCTAATGTATGAGGCATTCCTGCTTCCAGCCAAGGTTTTGCCTTAGCAATATTTATAGTTTTCATCCATTTAGAAACATAATTATAATATGAATGATTGTGTTGTTGTATCTTCTCTAATAGTCGTAATGCGAATTTATCAATAGTTTTGCGTTCATCATCGGTAATATCATCAAACGCATCTAGATACTTATTATATAATTCTTCTATATTGGTACAATTGCGAGCTGATAAGTTTGCTTGATTCATCCCTTGTAAATATTCACCATCTTTTTTAACAAGTTTTATTGCTTGATTAGCGTTTAGATACTGAATTATAATGTTGTGTTCTTTTTTTAGCTTTTCAGTAGGTGTAAGGGATTTTTCATTTTCAAAAGTTTCTATTTGTTCTAGACTTGCTTGTTTTTTTAGAAGAAAATATTTAGTTATTAAAAAAAGAGATACTGCTAGAAGGAAAAAAGCTATAAGAAACCAATTCATTATTACAATGTTATATATATAATTTATTATTTACTATATAATTTAGTATTTATAATTTTGTATTTATAATTTTGTATTTATAATTTTGTATATAATTTATTATTTACAATGTTAATAAATATTTAGATAAAGATAATGAAATAAATACAAAAACTTATGATATAATCAATTCAACTTAAAAAAATTATTTATAGTAGTGCTTGCTGCTGTTATATCTTCTTTTAAATAATCAGCCTTATAATAATCCTTAACTAAATTATAATATATAACACCTATCAATAATCCTATCATCGCACAATATACTGCATCTAATAATGTTTTACATCCAACATTCATTCTAGAATAAATTGTAATTAATAAGAATGATGTTAGTAAGAAAAATTGCATAGGACTAAAAGTACTATTATAATACATATCCATAAAGAAGAAACCTACAAACATTCCTACAGTTTGTGAAATTGGACTAGGTAGTACAAAAGGTGTACCGCTCTCTGAATAAGTAAGTGCACACTGAGGATTTGTCGTTCCACGTAATACCATTTTATATCCTAAAGCAATCAATTCATTGCCTAAGAAACCTAAGAATAGTAAAATACCACGAAAATCACTAAATACAGCACCTGACATTGCTGACCCAGTATATAATCCCAATGGTATTAATCTTACTGAAGTATTAATAAACATTTTTACTACATCAAATAAAGAAATCGTCATTTTTAAAGTTATTTATCAAAATATATATTTAATATTTACATAGCTTTTTTTTACACTTAAAAACATATTTTGAATAAAAGATAACTTATATAATATATAATAAAATGTCTGGTAAAGTGACTAGTAAAATACCTAGTAAAATGACTAGTAAATTATCTATTACTAAGATTAAAGCTAGTGATGATATTGAAATAAATGGACGTGTATATTTTGTTCCAGATAAATATATTGAAAATACTTATTTACCTACAGAATTTAAAAAATTATACAAATTTTGTTTTGCTATGTATCTAGATATGTTAATAACAAATCATAAGATAGAAAACATTAACAATATTACTAAACTACATATTACACATGCAATTCAATCTTCTGAAAAAATACTTAATTATATTGTAACAGGTAAAGTATATATTATTAATATATCATTAATAGAAAAAACTATCATAGAAAACATACCAGAATCATTATTACTAAAAATAAATACTAATATCATAGAAAAAATAGAGATATAAATAGATGTATTAAAATATACATAAAATATATATAAATATATATATAAAATAATATATGTATAAATAAAGATACTAGAATATAAAATTTACTATATTTTTAAATAAATGGCAAAAACACTTCTAGATTCATTTGATGAGTTTAACTTTATGGTAGTTTTACTATTCTCATTTTTCATTCTAATGTCATTTATTATAATTATTATTGTTAATTTTAAAAAACGTAATGGAAATAATAGAAACCCACAAACAACATACTATAGTATTGGAACATCTAATATACCACAAACTACTTCATATATATACGATTATACTACCCAACTTAATCAATATATTCATCCAACACAGGGTTTCTTTTAATAACTTGCATTCCCTTTATATCCTAACATTTTCTCATGTATCTTGCTATAACTATTTGCTACAACTGTATCTCTTTGTCTGACTAGTTCTTGACGTCTTTCTTCTTCTTCGATTTCTCTCATTTTTTTCATTTCATAATCTCGCTGTTGTTCTGGTGTCATATCATATCTAATATTTCCTCGATCGCGCTTTAATTCATCTATACTTTTATATGTTTTATATTCTACTTTATTCGGGTCAATGAACGCTCCCCTACCAGTATATGCTGTTTTTAAATCTGTATATGCCAAATCATTTTTACCTCCTTTGCCTATAGGAGATGGTTTACTAAAATCATCCTGTTTTCTAGCATATATATCTATATCAGTAAAACCAGTAGAACTAGAAACTAATGATTGTGGCTCTTTATATTCTTGTATCGCACCATTTTGACCTGTAAGTTTCTCTTTATAATCTTCAAATGTGGAATTAAATACATTTAGATTAAACTTATTACCAAATACTTCTTCAGGTGCTTCATCACTTTCACTACTTTTAAACCAATCACCATAACCATCATCACCCGATTCCCATAGTTTATTTTGTTCGTATATTTTATTAAATAATTTAGGGTCAAATTTGTCTTTTTGCATAGTACTACCTTCGATCGCTTGCATATTTCCATTTGTATTACCACTACCATTTGTATTACCTTTACTATTAAAATTATTATTCAAATTTGCGTTTTTCATATGCATTTTTGCTTGTTCTTCCAAATAAGATTTGCTACCAGTCCGCAAATCATTAAATGGTTTTTCAGTTTCTCTATTTTTATGTTTTTCCAATAGCGACATATAACATTTAGTAACTAACTGAAATTGTTCTGCATTTCCTCCTGTTTTATCTGGATGGGTTTTCATTGCCAATTTTTTATATGCTACTTTTAATTCATCTAGTGTATAATTCTTTTGAAGTTGAAATAATCTCAATGAATCAATATTTGATTTTTCTAAATCACTAAGAGTAGATTGATATTGTAGTCGCCTTTGACGCTGTCTTTCAGCAAATTCCCTCTTCCTCTTTTCTTCTTCAATTTTATATGCTGCTTCTTCAGCCTCAGCTTCAGTTTTATAATGTTTCGTAAGCGCTGAAATTGTATCTAATTGTTGTGTTTTTTGAAGTTGTCTACTATTATTATCTAAAGCAGTAGTTCCCTGATTGAAACCATTACCACCATTATTTCCACTACCACTATTATATGACATATTTGACATTTCTGGATATGGTGCTGTTGGTGAAGCATAATTATTATTTCTATTACCTATATTTGAATTATAACTATTATCCAATGGTGGAAGAGCATCTAAAATCTGTGTAAGACGCGATACCTGTGAAGAAGTCATTATATGGCGTTGTTCATTTAGAAGTTTCTCTAACATCTTGCGTTTTGCCCTAGGATTCTTATCAATTTCTCTCATTAAGTCTTTATTTCCTAGTATGGATAGTAGATTTACACCTTCATTTTGTTGCGTATTTCTGTCTAGTGGTTCATTACGCAGTTGTGTTAAAGGATGTTGCATATTTCTTTGTAATAATTCAGCTGGTGAAATAACTGGTAGCTGATTTCGAGGATTATTTTGTTGATGTGATTGTCTATAATTTTGTTGCTGATTTTGCTGATTTTGCTGATTTTGCTGATTATTTTGATTAGTATTTTGTGATTGATTTTGTTGTTGTAATAATTGGTTTTGTAATTGCATTATTAATTGTTGGTTTTCAATAGTTGATTTACTATTATCATTTCCCATAGTATATGTAGTAATTATATTTTATGTATCTAGATACACTATATTTTTGATTATATAATTTATAATTTATATTGTAGTATAAGTAATTTATCAAACGAAATAAATAACAATAAGATAACGAAAAAAGATAAGGAAAAAAGATAAGAAAAAATATAAATACATATATCTATACATAACTTACAATAAATGCTACAATAGAACATAATATACCACCCCAAACACTATCCATAATACTAACACCTAAATCCCAATCTTCAAACATAAAATGCATAGTAAAGTCAAATGTTGCATATGATGCTAAACCGAATACACCACCATATAAAACAGCATCTTGTATTCTATTTTTTACCGATGAATCCTTTCTCATTCGTGGAAGTGCTAGAAATACAATACCTAGTGCTAATGCCAAATACACTACTACTGCCGAATAATAGCGCTTAGTATATGTTTTACCACTAATAGCAATAGTTTTCTTTTGATATAATTTTGCATTATTATAGAGATATGGCGCATCAACCAATATAAATATAATTACACAAACTAAATAGGCTAACATACACATTTTTAATATTAATATTAATATTTATGTATTTATTATTTATGTATTTATTATACTTATTACTATAGTAAAATATTAAATATTTGTAATCAATAGAGAATAAATATAAAATATCTTTTTATATCTTTTTGTATCTAGATGTATAAATGAATAAAAATAAAATATTTATTCGATTTCAAGAACCTATAAAAATATCAAAAGCAATAGAAAATATTAATATACCTACAAAAAAAACACAAAATTATAATTATAATGAAAAAGTACAAGCATATATGACAATTAAAGCAAACCAATTCATACAATATCACAATAAAGCATTAGCATTTGATAAATATGAAATATATAAATTACCATTTTTACTGAAATATATATTTATTGTAATTTCAACTAAAACTAATGCAAATCATCCATATTTATTATTTGTTAATCTAGATGACAAATATTTAAATTTTCTATTACCATTTGGAAAGGAAAACAAACAGGCTGATATTGATGATTATGTAGACGCAATTGATGAATGCACAGTACCTGAACTATTGGCTATTTACATACTTATTGAAAAATCCATTTATATACGTAAAACAGGTGTATTAATATCAGACCAATTTAAACTGTTAAATTGTAACAATATTACAAATTGTGTGAAACATCGAAATATAATAATGAAAAAGCGAATCCCAGAACAGGAAAAACAAAACATACTTTCTAAATATAATGAATACTATCTTAATAGGGCAGTAGGATTGTTAAAAATATATTTCAATTTATTGGAAAGTAAAAATTTTGAAGAAGCCTATTTGTTTTTAAAAGGTAATAATTCAAAAAAATATTTTGGTAAAGAGCGATTGAATACTTTTTTTAAAAATACTAAATCAATTATGGGGCATTTAGAGATATTTATTACTTTATATGAACTATTTTTTAAAGTTCGAATGAAGTTATTTAATAATTGAATAATGTAAAAATATTATAAAAAATTCATAAACATTTCCTATCATACTAACTTAATATATATCATAATAATACATAAATTATTTAAAATATTGAAAAACTTATTAATATGTGCTTCTTCCATACGATATAAAGGAATTTGATACATTTTATGATGATTTAAAATCATTTTTAAATGACAAACAATTAAATTCAAACCATATATTAATGATTTTACATAATCTTCTTTAATATTTCTAGATTCTCTAAATATGTCTAGAGTATTAATATAAATATTACTATTACTTTTTGATTCATTTGTATCATTTAAATCAGATAAATCTATAGATAGTCCTGAATTATCTATAGTATTTCTCAAAATTGTAGTAATATTATCAACCCATATTAACAGTTCATTAGACATATGATTAATACGGTCTAGCGCAGGTAAATATTTCAAATCATTATAATAATAATTAACAAACTGATAAATATATATTATTTTTGCATAAATATTATTTGAATCCACGTCAATTTCACAAAAATTTATATTTATTTTGTTTTTTTCAATAAAATTAATAACATATGATGGAATACCAGATTCTCCAGCAAAGTCAGCTTCTTCTTTATTTCCATTTATAATATATTTTATACGTGCTGGTAATTTTAATTTTGTATGTATAAAATCTTCATCATCTAAACCATAAGAAATACCATTACAATATACATTTGGAATATCTAGATACATCTTTTTTTCATATTTATCAATCGTACTACTATCATAAATATCTAAATTATGTTGAAACAAATCGATTACTAATTGATCTTTTGCAAAATCTGGTAAATCTTTAATTGAAAGAGCATCCATTTCTTCTACGATATCAGACTGCATATTTATATCAGATTGTTGTATATCAGACTGCATATTTTGTATATATCCAGAAGCATATAATTGTTGTTCTAGGGATATTGAATTAATAGATTCAGTTATTTCATCTACTTCATATATAACATCCATAATAGTATTAATATTATATTAATATTAGCTTAGTGAATATTTATTATTTTAATATTATGTTAGCATTATGTTATCAATTTTATATAAAATATTTTTCAATTTTTTAAGCAAATTTAATTTATTTAATAATAAAATTGATTTTATTATAAGTAATTTTTCAAATATAAAACTATTATATTAATATTTACTATAATTTTTCTGTAAAGATGTCTGATTTGCAAGAAAAGATGTCTGATTCAGAAGTAGTGTATTATTTTAATTTTACATACCCTGAAAAACCACTATATCCTATCTGGCTCACGTGGATGTATTCATCTGGGATATGTCAACTATGCGATAATCCAGAAGGTGATGTAAATAGCTATCACTTAAATATGAGATTTAATTTTTCAAATAGATTAGGTTTTTATACTTGTGACAAGCAAGAATGTATTAAAAAAATGGAAAACTATATTTACAATATACATAAGCATATATTTGCTTCGAAATCTTGGCAAAATATTTTATATAAAGCTGTCAATAATAGCTTTATATCTGTTCCTAGGTCTAGTGGTACTATTGATACAGATTGGAAAGTTGTAATGAAAACTAGATATGATTCTGAATATAAAGAAAAATCACAATATCCTCTAAATCAATCATTTTACACAGCAATTTTATGTTCTGAAAAATGTGATTTGATTTGTAATAAATTACCCCAAGAGTTATGGATGTATATTTATGATATATGTATTACTTTATATAATGAGGATATTCATCTTATATTTGAACTTGATAAACCATATATTTTAGTGCGCAAATTTGAATTAGATATTAAAGATTCAGTAGAGAAAATAGTAGCTCTAGATACATATTAAAAAATTTATTATATATTTTATTATGTTTTTATTTTTATTTTTATTTACATAGTATAGCTATTTGATTTTTTTCTATAACTTAATTCGAAATAATAGGTAAATCATTAAATACAACATTACGTAGTTTTCCATTTATACCATTTACTCCCGTATTACCATCTCCCCATCCAATAGGATTTGCACTTTGTGGTCTTTGCAATTGTGGAACTGGTTTTAAACCAGCCGTATTGTGAAAGTTTTGTGTCTGTTGATTTGTTTGATTATTCACTTGGTTTTGCTGCTGTGCTGGTTGTTGGATTTGAATAGTTTTTGCCAGCGGTGTATATTCATTCAATCTATTATTTAAAAGGTCTTTTGTATTTTTAGATGATTCATTCGATAAAATATTATTCGTTCCATTTCCAAAACCATTACTAAATATATTATCTGTATTATTACCATTACTATTTCCATTACCATTACCAGAACCCATATTAGAATAAAAATCATTTACAGACATACTAGCCATTCCAATTGGAATATTAGATGCTCTAGACATTGGACTATAATTAGACATTCGTTCATTTGCTGATTGTCTATAATAATCTTTGCTACTATCTTGAATAACCATTCTAGTATCTTTTTGCTGTCCTTGATTTCCCATATTATTATTCAAATTATTATTCAAATTATTATTCGCATTTTGCAATATTGGATTGAAACTGGTAGCAATTGGATTATCAAAAATGAAACCATCCAATTTATTATTCATATTCTGTCGATAATCCATTTTTTTATCTACAGTTTTTATATATCCATTATCATTTAATTTATTAGATGTTTGTTCCATTTGACCCATTGAATACATATTTCTAACATTTAGCAAATTTACACCATTATTATGTGTATTATAGTTTTCTGATTCATTTTTTGGCATTCCAAATGAGCTATTTTGAGTAGGATATTGTTGCTGTTGTTGCTGTTGTTGCTGTTGTTGCTGTTGTTGCTGTTGTTGCTGTTGTTGCTGTTGTTGCTGTTGTTGCTGTTGTTGCTGTGTTGAATATTGTTGTGATTGTTGAAATTGTAAATTTTGGTATTGTTCTTGCTTTTTATTTTGTAAAGTATCAAAGTTTTGACTATAATAATTATTAAAAATTTTTGAACTATGTTGATTATTATGTTGTTGATGTTGCTGTTGCGATTGGTTACTATTTACATAATTTGTATTATTATTGCGCGTAAAAGATGGCATAGTATTTGGTGGACTTTGTGTCATATTTTGTGGTAAATATTGAGACATTTTAATTTCATTCATTTTATCATTTATTTCTCCACGATGTTCTCCTGATTTAGTAGGTCTTTTAATTTGAGTAGTATCGATTGGTGATTTGATAGCTTGGAAATTTACAGTATCGACATTTGGAAATGATGTAGATTGCTGTGTTGCTTGCTGTGTATCCGATTGATTATGAAATTCGGCTTCTAAAGCAAACATTTGTTTATTTAAGTCTTCTAGATCCATATTTGAATTTTATATTATTTATATTTTACTATCTAGATACTTATTTACAATTACATAGAAAAATAAATAAAATAATAAACTAAATTATAAACTAATTCATAAATATATAATAACCTTTTCTTTGTATAATTTAATATAGTATCTAAATAGTAAAATATAAATAAATTCAAAATTCATACAATAATTCATAATGAACGAAGTATCAAAAATTATTGTATTTATAGTAATTATTACCTTTTTTGTACTTATAACATTAATTATATTAGAAAGAAATGAATTATTCATAGAGTATCGTAAAGCTAAAATGAATAATGTAGAATATGGAATACAAGAGAGTTTTAATAAAAGCGATGAAGCTGTAGAATTACTTGCTAAACTACATCAATATATGCAAAAATTAGTTAGCGATTTAGCAAACAAATATCCATACGATGAAAGAGTTAAAAGACTTGTTAAAAACTTTAAAAACTGTAAAATTGAAGAATCACCAAATAAAGAAGATGAATCTTCATATACAATTAACAAAGGTGAGCTTATGGCTATTTGTTTACGCCATAAAAAAGAATCACACCAATTTCATGATTATAATACATTATTATTTGTAATTATTCATGAATTATCACATATTGCTAGTATATCCGAAGGACATAATTCTGAGTTTATTACTAATTTTAAATGGTTACTACAAGAAGCAAAATCATTTGGATATTATGAACCTATAGACTATAAAACTTCACCAATGACTTATTGTGGTGTTAAAGTTACAAATAATCCTTATTTCTAATATTTTAATCTGTAACTATTAATGGAGATTTCATATCTAGATAATTTATTGATTTTATAAAACTTTTCTTTTCTTCAACAGTTTGATACTTTTTACCACAAACTTGTAGACCACCATTAGTCCCTTGGTATCCTTGATAACCCTTATTACCTTGAGGACCTTGATTTCCTTGATTAAATTTAACTTTACTAAATGACATAATTAAAAATAATAGAATGACAATATTTATTAAAATAGTAAATCCAAACATACGAATCGCGTTTAAATTTTTACTACCAGCAAATAATCTATCTAGAACCTGAATACCTACTAATCCACCAATAAATATACATAGACTTATTATTATAAATAATGGAGTAAATATATTTTGATATGATACCATTATTGTTCAATGATTTTTTACTATACTTATTTACTATATATTGTGAAATGTTTTCTAGAGTTTAATTTTATATGAAAATTTTTATAGAAATTAAAAAATTGAATTTTAAATATTAATTTTATAAAAGATAATTTAAAATGTCAACTAGTAAAGGTCATAACTATCCAAAACTAATATTAGATTTTGAAGATAATGAAGTATATGAAAAAAATAAAGATATTTGCATTTGTGATAAATCTTTACCATTACATTATTCTATTGCTAGCCAGATTTTAATTATGGATAATAAATGGATTCCTATTATTAAAAATTATAGCTGTCTTTATTGTTATAATAAATATCATAATGGATCTGGATCTGGATCTGGATCTGGATCTGGATCTGGATCTGGATCTGGATCTGGATCTGGATCTGGAAATGAAAATGAAAATGAAAACAATAATAATAAAAGTATATCAATTGATGACATAAAAACTATTTTACATTCAAGTCCTAAAAATATTTTAGAAATTAAAAATAAATATGGAGATACACCATTAGACATTATTAATAAATTCTTGCGCATTTTGCAATTTGAATATGATAATCCATATAATAAAAGTTATACTGATAGAGAAATTAGATATTATATAGGTATATTAGAAGATATTCAAGACATTTTATGAAGTTTTATGAAGTTTTATGAAGTTTTATGAAGTTTTATTTTTATCTGATAAAAATAGAGCTTTTGAATTATGTAAATTAGTATGTAAATATTTAATTATTAAACCATATCTAAAATAATATTCAATATTTATTAAATTATTTTTTCTATTAATAATCCTATTACATCTACAAAATATTCTTGTTTTATATAAAATAATCCAAATAAAAAAGTTCATCCAATATATTTATTTATTCTATAAGTAAAAACTATTTTGTATAAAAAGTACACCATGTATTAATATTTTCAATCATTTTTTAATTTATTTTATTTTTTATTTTTTTATAGAAATTTTTAGAACATTATTTGTCATAATATTGGTTGTAATTAAAAATATATCTTTATGTTATTTTTATTTGTAACTAAACACCACTATTTACTACATTTAAATATTTAACCATATCATCATATATTTTTATCAATCCTTTAATACGTGTTGTAGTAAATTCATCTAGTTGCATAGTATTTATTTTTTTCATATAATTTTGAATGTAACCACATAAATATCCTACTTTATTAAACATTAAATCTTCTGTTAGTCTTACATTTTTCATGACTTTATCATATTTAGAATCGGCGATAAATTCATCAATCAATTTATTATAATCATCTTTAACATCTGTAAATTCTTTAATAACTTCTTCTCTATCCCTATCTAATGCAAATGTTCCTAAACATTCATCTTTAATTGTATAAGCCTGTTTGCTAGGAGGCATTACCATTTTACATATTCTAACAATTGTTTCCTGTATATCATTAAGTAAAATACCACCTTCGGCAATACCATCACTATCAATTGCTATACGTGTTTCTAGACTATTATCAAATAAAACATTTATTAAATCTAGAAATGTATTAGTATTTTCTATTTTAACAGAAATAGTTAATAATTTAGTGTTTGCTGTATTATATACATTAAGTAAACCTAGTGGTAAATGTTTTTCCTTTGATGGATCATAAGATGTGCCGCTATCAGCACTTAAATCAATATTCGCTTGTTTTATTAATTTAGCATTATAGTTATCATTTAATATGATTTGATTTTTAATACCATTCATTAAAACTCCTAGACGTAATGAATTTGGTGAGGATAATTCTGGTATATAACTATTATATTTATTAATATAATAAACTAATTCCTTATGTAATTCCAATTCATAATGCTTACATATTGTTGTTGCTGCTAAAATCTTTGGAATATTAACTGATTGTAAAAGACCAGATATATATGTTTTTGTCTTAGAACTTACAGCGCCATATTCAGTTAAAGAATCATTTAAAGAACTAACCATATTATATGAAATACTACCATTTATAAGTTTATTTTGTGAATTGCAATTAGTAAGAAATGTATTTAAAGGAGTTCGCCATACACTGAAAATTTCTATATCATTGTGTATAGAATTTTGCTGTATTAAATAAGAATCAGTTTGAGTATAATCAATCGCATTTGATTCATCATTAAATTGAAGATTACCTACATAAATAAAAATTAATGTTAAATCTGTTGAAGGAACTGGATCTAAACAATTTTCACTAAGAATCGCAATATCATTTATTTTTGGAGGATTAGTTCCAAATCTACAAACATCACCTATACCATTATAAGCTACTTTTACCATAGGTTTAGAATTTGATTTATCTGCTTGTGATTTAAATCCAGCTACTGAAACTGATTGTGGATTAGGTCGCCATATTGAATAATTATCAATATCACCAGTTTTTTCATTATATGAAGTTAAAGTAACTAATAATGTATATGAAGGAGGATGCATAAAATCTCCATTTACCATAAATGAATTTAGTGCGAAATTCTCATTTCCTCCATATACTGAATCTCCAAAAGGAGTATAACCTACTTTAACCCCTGGTGTTTTAAATGTTCCATATGTACGTGTTGATGATTTTGTAAGATTAGAATTTATATTTTCGATTAGAAAAATTGCAATACTATTAGTAGTCATTAGAGAGCGAAATCTAGAAATTGAATCAGCTTGAGATGGATCTACATTTTGTTCGAAAAGAATACTATTTACAAATGAATCATAATTTATATTACCTTGTGATATAATATTATTGAAATATTTTATATTAGCACTAATTGTTTGAAAAGCAGCTGTATAAGTACTTAATGTAGCAATAGTTTGTGCATTTTTAACTCTCTGTAAATACACATTACTTTTACAATAATCACACGATACGGATACACCTTTTTTACCCATTTGACCTTTTTTACCTGGTCTACCTGATTTTCCTTTATATGCTGTAGGTACTGATTTTGTATTATAATAAATTAATACTGCTAGAATAGTGACAAGATTTAGAAAAGCTACAAATATAAACCAGACAAAACCATTTCGAGTAGAACTTATATCAAAGCTATCATAGGCAAAATATCCACCAGTAAACAGTAATAACATTATAATTATAATCATTGTTATTTGAAGCCATAATGGAATTGTAATATTATAAGATGTAATACCGTATATAAATGAAGATAAAATACCAGTATCAGTACTAGAGGTAAGGTCTTGACTAGCTGTGGTTGATGGACTTGCGAATGACATTGTGAGTTTTATTGATTTTATATTAGAGAATAAGTCTTAACTATATTAAATATAGATATTCTTAGGTAAAAATAAAACTGATAACAAAATAATAAGGTAGCTATATGTCTATCTAGATGTTAAAAATGAATTTGATATTCCTGATAGGTCAGCTAAATACTATTATACTATAATTATTCATCTGTTTTTTCCTTCTGCTGTCTAGATTTTCTAACCTTTGCAGATTTAGGTGGTTCAGATGCTATATTTTCTACCACTTCTGGTTCAAGTATTGATTCAATAGTAGACTTAGGTACTTTAGTAGCTCTTGGTTTCTTAGTAGCCTTAGATTTTGTGGTTTCAGTAGTTTCGGTAGCTTCTATAGTTGCTTTCTTCTCCTTCTTTTCTTTCTTTTCCTTTGCTTTTTGCTTTCCTGCTGTTCCAAATCTCGCCACTCTTGAACCTTTCGGTGGAGTAGTTTTGTGTTTTTCAACTACTTCCAAACATTGTTCTAGCGTTATATTATCTATATCTTTACTATATTTTTTTGGTAATTTGACATTAATTGTTCCATCTATTTTTATATAGTATCCATAGGGACCTTTCTTAATAGTTATTTGCTCATTCATTACTTTATCTTGTTTGGCATTTTCGGCTTTATCTAGCTTACTTTTTTCATAATAATCTATTATTCTTTTTGCCTCTTCAAAAGTTATATTTTCATCATCTATAAAGACATTATTGGTATTACTGGTATTACTTGCATTACTGTTTTTTTGATTTGCTTTAACATAATTTTCTATTGAATAATTTGCATTTCCATAACTTATATAAACATTTTTGGCTTTCTTAATAATTATATCGACGTCTTTATATTTTGATAAAGTCTTTGGATATATAAGGAGTCCTAATGCTGTTTCTAAAGTCATCTCTTCAAAATTAGATGAAAATGATGCAAAACGGCTATCTTTTTTAATTGGGTTTTCCTCTACAATGAGGTATCCAGAGCGCGATTTGATGGCTACTATTGGGTTGGTTGTTGTAGGGTTTGTGCCAAGCATACGGCGGGAGGAAGTATCAGCTTTGGGATCGGAGCTTTTAAGGGCTTTTCTTTCGCTTACTGCTTTTGAAAGGGTGTCGATAACAGGAACAAGTTTAAGATAAATACTATCGACGACTTTATACCATACGGCTTTGCCTTCAGAAATATCATCAAGTAGTTTTTCTATATTTGCTGTATATTCATAACTCATAATTTCTGTAAAATTCTTATTAAGATATTCTGTAATCATTAATCCCAAACTAGTAATCATTAATTTATTTTTATCACCTTCAATTTTAGTTTCTTTACTTTCAATTTTTATTATATCTGGATAACTATATGTAAGAATATTAATCTTTGCTTTTTTAGGAGGTAAAGTTTTGCGTTCTACATATTGTTTTTCTTGAATTTTCTTAATAATACTAGCATATGTACTTGGTCTGCCAATCTGAAGCTCACTCAATTTTTTAATTAAATTTGCCTCTGTATATCTAGTTTGTTTAGGTTTGCTATATTTTTGAGTACAATTCATTGATTGTGAAAATACCAATTCACCTTCTTTCAATTTATCATATATAGTTTCTAAATATTTATTATGTTGTGAATTTGTAGCCTTTTCATTATCATCCTCATTGACTTCATCTGTTTCGTCTTCTTCGTCTTCATCCATTTCATTTTCCATTTCATCTTCCATAGCATCTTCATTAATAACTAAATCTCCCATAGCATTTACTTTTACTTTCTTCTTATGTAAATTGAATGCTGCTAAATATCCTTCAAATATGACTTTTTCGTGTTTTCCAGTAAAGACTAATTGGTCTTTTTTCTTTTCACCTGTTATAATTTTTACTGTTCTAATTTCTATATTTGCTGGCGCCATTTGACTAGCAACTGTTCTACGCCAAATTAATTGATAAAGGCGATTATGATGTGCTGTAATTTTAGAATCAATTCCTAAAACTGATTCTTTAGAAAAATCCACAACGCGACACGCTTCGTGAGCTTCTTGTGCTGAGCTATCTTTTGATTTGTAAATAGTTCTTTTATAATAATTTTCACCCCATTTATTTTCAATACAAGTTTTAATGGATTTCATAGCATCTTCTGATATATATGTAGAATCAGTGCGCATATAAGTTATTAAACCAGCCTCATATAAAACTTGAGCAGTTCTCATGCATATGTCAGGGCTCATACCTAATTTAGTACTGGCATCTTGTTGTAAAGTTGAAGTAATATATGGAGCTGATGGATTTCTAGTTGATGTAGTTTTAGCTAAACTTTTTATTGAAAATTTAGCTTTATTTTCACTACAATCTTTATAAAGTTTTTCTATTATAGATTGGTCTTTAATATTTTCATCACAAGTTGTTTGAATTACATTATTTAATGATTCTGTTTTTTGTGATAATTTTGATATTTTTGGTATTTTTGATGATTTTGATAAGTCTTTTTTATCTAATACAAAATTTGCTTCAAGTTTATAATAAGATTGTGATTGAAATTTTGCAATTTCATTCTCACGGTCAAATATCAGACGAACTACGGGGCTCATAACGCGACCAGCTGCTAAGGTGAATGAATTAAATTCAGACCAAAGTAGCGGCGAGAGTTTGTAGCCTATTATTTTATCTAAACACATTCTAGCCATTTGAGTATGAACCTTATTCATATTTATTTTCCCAACATTATTATTTATTGCATTAAGAACTGCTTCTTTTGTTATTTCTATAAAAGATGCCCTATGTTGATTTTCTAGTTTAATATTACATACTTCTGTCACTGAATACGCGATCGATTCACCTTCTACGTCAAAATCAGAACAAATAATTACTTTTGAACTATTTTTTATATGTTTTTTTAAATTAATAATAACATCTTTTTTATCTGGCATATTAATATACATAGGAGTATAATTATTTTCCATATCGATTGACATTTTAGTAGGGTCTAGTCCGCGTATATGCCCCACTGTCGCAATAACTTCATAATTATCTGGTAAAAAACTTTTTATTTTTTTAATTTTTCCGGGACTCTCTACTATAATTAATATTTTACTCATTTTATTGAGTTATTGAGTATTGCTTTATTTATTAATTATAATATATTAGTTTTAAATTTTAATATAAATAATTTCAATTTTAATATATAAAAAAATTTAAAAGTAAATAGTTCATTTAAAAATATTGTTTGTATTTTTCATTATTTATAAACTCAGTCCATTTATTATAAATATTTTCATCTTTCATATTTTCAAATTTTTTCTTATAATTTCTATTTTGACGTAAAATCCATATACCTAACAGTTTAATATCTTTATCTTTATTTCTTCCACCTGGTCTTTTATTATTTTCATCAATATATTTTTTAACTTTATTTAAATTCATTATAAAATCTTCATATTGAGATTGAAAATAGATTTTATATTTTTCACTATTTATAAACTCAGTCCATTTATTATAAATATTATTATCTTTCATATTAAATTTCTTTTTTTTATAATTTCTTGATTGACAGGTAATCCATTGTCCTAAAAATTTAATATTTTCATCTTCACTACAACACACTGGTCTCTTATTATTTTCATCAATATACTTTTTAACTTTATTTAAACTTGATATAAACATATTTTCTATAGTTGGTAATATAAAATATTTTTTATATTTATCACTATTAATAAATTCAATCCATTTATTTTTAATATTAATATTTGTCATATTTCTGTCATTTTTTCTATAATTTTTTACCTGCGTTGCAACCCATTGTCCTAAAATTTTTATATTTTTTATATTATTATGCATAGATGGTCTTTTATTATTTTCATCAATATAATTTTTAACTTTTTTCATATTAATTATAAAATCTTCTTCCATTGTAGGTAATATAAAATATTTTTTATATTTTTCATCATTTATAAATTCAGTCCATTTTTTATAAATATTTTCATCCTTCATATTTTGTTGTTTTTTATCATAATTTTTTTTTTGATTTGATATCCATATACCCATTGTTTTTATATTTTTAATAATATTATTATAATGATGTGATGGTCTTTTACCATTATCATCAATATATTTTTTAACTTCTTCTAATCTATTAATCCACAATTCTACGCTATTCTTAATTTTACCCATACTATCAAACACCATATTAAATTTTAATTCCACACCATTTCTAGATTCACTTACTTCTTCATCAACATTATCAACACTACCAACACTACCAATATTAATATATCCACCTAATTTCTTAGTCTCATAAGATTTTCTAACTCTAGAATCATTCTTCGCAATAACTTTTAGAAAAGACCCAATACTGGTCTCATCACTTTTACTTGAAAAAGGCAATATTACATTAGCAATAGTCTTATTCTTATGTAATCGTAAAGCACGTCCAATAATTTGTATTAATGTAGTAGAACTAGAAGGAAGATGCATAAAACAAACTCCCTTTGTGATAGAAGCATCAAATCCCTCAACTAGTATTTTAACATTAACTAAAAATGGAATTTCTCCTGCTTTATATTTCTTGATTATAATATCTCTTTGTTTCTTACTAGTTTTACAATCAATATATTGGCTACTTCCTTTTTGAATACTATTCATTAACTTATTAATTTTATTTCCTTCAATTTGTGAATTACAATAAATAATTATATTATTATAATTCTTAATCAAATATTCACAAACAGATTTATTAGTAGGGTCTTCTGAAAATATAGGAATATTAATGGTATAATCACATAGATAGCCTTTTTCTATCATCTCTCGAATATCTTTTGAGTAGTATTCAAATCCATCTTGTTTATCAATTGTTGCTGAAAGATAAACATTATTATTGTATTTAGATAATGAAGCAATTGTAGAAATATAGCAATCCTTAATGATATCTTCATCTACAAGGGCTTCAGCCCCTTGCGAGGGCTCAGCGAGCTGAACCGATCTTTCGCGAGCTCCCTTGTCATCTTCAATAGAGTCTTCTTCCTCTATAGAATCTTTATCATCATCTTCTTCTTCATCATAATCTTCTGAATCTTCCTCTCCAGACTCAGTTTCCTCATCACTCTCAATATTTTCTTCCTCTCCAGACTCATTCTCTTCATCCTGCTTATAAATCATAGGTGTCTTTATATGATGTGCTTCATCCACGAATATCTTTTCAAATCCTTTCGCATATTCTTTAACCACATCAATACTATTATAAACACAAATGCAAATATTTTTCTTTTCATTATAAATATCATTTCCATCACCAATACACTGAACGCTTTTAGATAACTTTGGAAAATGCTTCTTAATTTCTTCCTTAATCTGTTCCATTAATATGATTCTAGGAACCAATATTAAATATTTACATCCAGCTTTCAATGAATGTAATATTATAAGGTTCTTTCCTGTTCCAGTAGGCAAATTAATAACAACATTTTTACCAATAGAATCTTTAATCAGTTTTATACATTCAATCTGATAATCACGCAAAACTATAGGTTCAATAAGTTCTTCTACTTCAATATAATTCTTAACTAATTCCTCACAATAAATAATCATCTCATTTTTATCATAAGTTTTATCTAAAAACATATTTGCTCTAGACTCAAAATGTTTTGATAAATCGCAATCACTATTTCTTGTAATTATCATCTTTTTCCATCTCACTACTATTTCTTTTAATTCCTCATTAAATATATTCTGGCTGCCAAAGAAAGTCCCACATTCGCGCCAAGTTAAATTATCTTTCCGCAATTTACATTGGACTATAGTATCTATTAAATTACAGGCATCTACACCAGTATCAGTTCTAGACATATTATTAAATTCTTTAAACTCTGGTTTAATATCTTCATATTCATAAAAACATTGTTTATATTCCTTCATTAATTGGATACAAGAATAATACTCGAATATTTTACATAAATGATTATTTGTATAGTCTTTCTTATCAATTTTAGCATTTATTAAATCTTTGTATCTAGATACAATAATATTATTATATTTAGTAATTATAGTTTCAATTGTATATTTAGTTTCGGTTTCCATTCTTAATATATATTTGTAAGTATTTAATTTATAATTTTACTATATATTATAAATTTCAATTTTACCTTTATATTGAAAAAATAAACATTTATAATATAAACATAGTATAATAATTAAAATATGTCTAGATTACATCCATATATGAGAGCATATTTAAAAACAAATGGTAAATTTAGGAAAATTCTAAAACATTATGGAGATTTAAAATTTAATAAAGGAAAAGAAAAAGAAAAATCCAATTTAATATCCAATCCAAAATCACAAATAGCAGGTGGAATAATTGAAGTAGATAATTTTATTTTTGAAGAAAATATTGATGAGGATGATGATAGAATACAAATTTTTGTAGGTAGACAAAACGAATGTGTATTAGCATTTATAGATAAACTAAATCCAAATACAGTATGGTTAGAATATTTCAAATATCATCAAAATTGTAATATAGATAAAGATTTGATACATGGAGAAGGCACTTTCAAAATGATGTCAGCATTTATTAAATATATTAAACAAAATCATCCAGAAGTGAATACCATTAAATTATCAGATAAAGCAGAATTCATTTGTCATACTACTAATATAAATCTTTATAAATTATATATGTTAAAATATGGTAAATCTTTTTATGAAAAACGCTTTAAATTTATTCTAGATACATCTGAAAATACTAATAAACCGGAACTAATCGAAAGCCATTATAAAAATATTGCAAATTCTAAACATATTAAAATAGATAAGGCATTTATAATAGAAGAATTTAATAAATTATTACAAAATAAAAAAACATTATATAAACCGTATTTAACACTAGAACTGATTAATGAATTTACAAGTAATTTAGAAAATAATAAATCTGTTAGAGATTTTTTAATAAGATTTAAAATACCTGATAACCAGTGTGCAATTTTCGAAGATTTTTTAGATATTATTTTCAATAACTATCTAGATACAATAATTATTTCAATTGGAGGAATATATAGTAAAAATCTATATATAAATAAAAATATAAATAAAAATAGAAATAGAAAACTTAGTAAGAAAAGGATAAATAGAATATCATCAAAACATACTAAAAAAATATAAGTTCAAAGTTCATATATAAATTACACTTGCCAAGGAAAAACAACTGGATATTTGCCTTTTGAATATTTATCTAATGCTATTAATTCAGCATCATCAGAAACAGAACAATCTGGATGATAACCGTGTTTCCAATCATCCTGTTGATTTTTATAAGCAATATCTTTACATTCTTCCATATGACAATAATCATATAAATATTTCATTTGACACATTCTTTTAACAATATCATCTAAACTACCATTTTTTATTTTACCATTAATATAGTTAGAACATAAAACACTATCACTTCTTAATTCTAAACCAACATTATATAATTCTTCTATTAATTTTTCTTTTCTCTTATCACTAGCTTTTTGTTCTTTTTCTAATTTAATTTCCATTTTATATTTTTTTACATTAGTTTTATCTAATTTCATAGTTTTTAATAAATCACATAATCTAGCATTATCTACATTATATTTACTACATGCTTTATTTATAATATCAGTTTTCATATAATAAGTAGCCTCACCATATGAACTATTTGCTTTAACATTTTTTATATCTGCTAAATCAGTTTCATTTAAAAAATATTCTAATTTTGCTTTGGTTTTAGTAATAACCTCATATTTTTCTAATTTACAGCATATTTTACATAATATGATATTTGTTTTTGCTCTTTTTGTACCTTTATTATTACATTCTATACATTTATTACTAATTACAACATTATTTTCCTGTGGAATTACAGTATTATATGCCATTTTTATATTTTAATGTTATTATATTATTATAAAAATATTATATGGTATTTATAATAAAATAATTATTTTTAAGTTTATATTTATACATAATAAAATTATATAAACCTAATACATAAAAATTTTATAGTAATTTCTAATAAAAATCTAAAATGTCTAACAACGTAAATTCTTACGATGAAATAATTCCCAATCTATATCTAGGTGGTGTCAAAGCATTAGTAAATACATCCAATAGTTCACCAAAGTTTTCATTAATTGTAAATCTAATAAAGCAAACATCAAATGAAAACTTTACATCAATATGTAAAAAATACATTAGATTACCAGTAAATGATTCGCCAGATGAATGTGGTAAATTATTATCTCTTATTTATGAAACACAAGTTCTAGAACATATTCACGCTTCACTACAAGCAAATGAGCCAGTATTAGTTCATTGTTTTATGGGAATTCAACGAAGTGCTAGTCTAGTAGCTTGTTATTTAATAAAGTATCATAGCAAGGGAGCTCGAGGGGCTGAATCCCTCGCAATAAAGTATAATAATATGACTCCCTCAGAATCAATAGATTATATAAAAACTAAGCGACCAATTGCATTCTTTGGAGGAGCAAACTTTGCAAATATGATAGAAAAATTTTATGAGAATGAAAGAAAATAAGGAAATAAGTAAATATAAAATAATAATATTTATATATATAAAAATTGAATCATTATATAAGTTATATAAAAATATTATTATTATAAAATCAAACTATTAAATATAAACAATAAATATACAATATGCCAGAAATTATCGAAGTACACAAATTCGCAGATGTTCTTAGAAATAATATTTTAGGACATAAAATAACTCATATTAATATTTTAAACGGTCGGTATTCTAAAAAGCCTTTTGAAGGTTTTAGTGTTCTTAAAAAAGAACTACCGCTAACAGTAGAATCTATCAATACAAAAGGAAAATTTACTTATTTTACTTTATCCAATAATGACAAAAAGCAATTTTATCTATTTAATACATTGGGATTGTCAGGTGGATGGACTGTAAAAGCTAAAAAGAAAAGCGATTTTGCTAAATGTGAAAATTGTCATTATATGAAGAAGGAAGGTGATGGTAATGGTGATGATAAAGATGAAAGTGCGTCTATATATATGTATCCCACTATTCTAGAATACATTTCCGAAGACAATTCAAATAATTGGTTCCAAAGAGCTTTAAATCATTTAAATGTGGAATTTATTATTGAAAATAAACTACATAATGGACAAAACAAAGATATTGCTTTCATATATTATGATATTCTCAGTTTCGGTACATTAAAAGCTACCGATAATCCAGCAGATTTAGAAAAGAAACTCAAAGAATTGGGACCTGATATGATGGAAGACACCACTACTTTTGAAATCTTTAAAAAACAGATTACTAAAGGAGCAAATAAAACCAAACCTATAGGAAATGTTATTGTTAATCAAAAACTTATATCTGGAGTAGGAAACTATTTGCGGGCTGATGGACTCTGGATGAGTAAGATTTCACCATTTCGCAATGTGGAAGACATTAGTGATAAAGATATGGAATTATTATATAAGAGTTTGCAAGCATTAATGTGGGGTGATTATAATTATAAAGAAGGAGTTAAAAAAAGTATCATTACTAATACAATAAAATTACCTAATGACTATAAGCGCGATTTCTTTGTATATAGACAGGATAAAGATATTAATGGAAAAGTGGTGAAGAAGACTGAATTATTTGATGGTTCCCAGAAGCGTTTTATACATTGGGTAGAAGAGGTTCAGAAATGAATCAAAAGAAATATTAGAATTGATAAAAACTGATACATGAGGAAATATTAGAATAATAACGGGTATTTTTTGGAATTTTCGACAAAAATTGAATTTTTATTTTTTAATAAATTAATATTATCTACATTCGTACTTTTGCGAGTGTGACATAAGTGATTTTATTACTTTCGTGAAAAATGGAAAAGTCTACCACTGCCGCCAAAAATCAACAGCGCGCTGCTAAGCGTTCTGAAAAGAGAGCTGCTAAGGCTGAAGAGGAGGCTGCTACTGAGGCTGTTTCGGTGGCTTTGAAAGAAGCTAAATCCGCGAAATTGTCGGATAGAGTAGCTACACTTTTGGAGAAGGTTCAGAAGTTTTTCCCAGAAGCAAAAAGCTCTCAGGATTATGCTACTGGGCAAACAAACGGCGTCAAGATTTTCATCAATGGAGAAACCATTTTCTCCATTACTTTCTTCTACGTTGAAAACAAACTAAGTGTTGTTTTCGCATTTGACACAGAAGCGGCCGCTGATGACGTTTCGTCATTTTTGACGAAATTGAAAAATGCGGGTGCTCTCTTTATGCCAAAGAAAGATCTCGAAACAGGTGTGATCTTTGCGGTGACGGTCAAGGAAGTACTAAAGTTCTTCAATACCATCGACAACTGCATTGCAGTTATCTATGAGCTCATTGCACCCCCTCGTTCTATCGCTACCCAAGTCCCTGTGAAATTTTTCACAGCTACTCAGGAACCAAGCCCTGCAGAGGCATCTGGAAAACAGATCGCTCCCAGTGCTATTTCTGCTCGTGCTCCTATATGGAAAACAGTCGTGGCTCAGGCTCCAGTCGTGGCTCCGGCTCCGGTTACGGTGACTCCTGCTCAGTCAGCAAATCAAACTTCTTCAACTGAAGAAGATCTGGATGAACTTGCTAAGCAACTGCGTGATGTTCGAGCGAAATACGAGGCAAAAAAACACTTGCTTATTGAGGAGAAGCGAAAGCAACTCCAACTCGCACAGGCTGCCGCGCAAGCTTGTCAGGAAAAGCTTGATGAACTGACCGCAAGTTAGTAGTTCAGCCTCGTTGTTCTAGTCTAGATTAGATAGTTTTTAGTCATTTTTGGAAAAAATCTTTTTTTATTTTAAAAAATTGAATTTTAATTTTGTAAAAGATTAATATTATATTAAACAACTAAAAACTTGCTGTAAAGCTTGCTTTGTATCTGTTTTAAAAATGGAAGATATTTGTAAAGGAATGAAAAAGGCTTTTGAAACTGAAATTCCAGGTGTTGGAGTATCACTGAGAATTAATAAAAATACAAAAAAAACTACAGGAATTAATATTGCTGGTGAAAGTATTATTGATCGTTTCTGTATTAAACCTAGTACATTTTATAAAGACAATATTGATTTACAAATGAATCAATCGTCTGATTGTGTTTCGTGTGAATGGAAACTTTTACGAGAAAAATTATGGTCTACTAAAATTTTACATAAAGAAACTGAATTTTATATTGGTGAAATTTTACATGTTAGTATTGAAATTAAAGGAATTCCCACTGACAAATGGATTAGTTTATATAAAACTATTTCAGATATTTTAAAGTCATTTGTCGATACTAATACTGATACTGATTCTGAAATAGAACAATCTACTGTTCCTAATTTGAGTATGTTTCCGGTTCTTTCATCATCAAATAAAATTGAAGCAATTACTGAACCAGCTACTGAATCAGCTACTGAAACAATTATTATCGAACCAGTTACCGAATCAGCTACTGAAACAATTATTATCGAACCAGTTACTGAATTAGCTACTCAATCAGCTACTCAATCAGTTATTGACAAAATTATTATTGAACCAGTTACTGTTGAAACATCCAGTTTACAAACACCAATCATGGAACAACCACTCCAAAATGAAATATATGGACAGACAGCAGCACAATATTATTATAATTTAATGGTTTCAATTGCTATGCAAAATACTATTGATTGTGCTAATATTCCAGAATACATAAATTCTGCATGCTATCAAATTAGAATGAAAGATTTTAAAATTGCTGAACATGCTTATTTACAATATTTATAATCTATAGATAATTTATTACCTATATAGACTTATAAAATACAATTTTAACATTTTAAATATTTTACATATTTTTTTTATAAAAAATAAAATTAAAAATATAAAATATAAAAATTCATAAAAATTCATAAAAATTCATAAAAAATCATAAAAAATCATAATAATCCAAAATTAAATCACAAATTCATAATACTATTTACAAAGGTTCATATGAATTAATTTCTTCATCATTATTCAATTCACCCCAAACTTCCCACATATTGTTTCCTCGTCTAACTAAAACATCTATAAACTGAAAATAATTATTTTTTATTTGTACTTCTTCCGTAATTAACTCTAGAACATAATCAACACCATAAATATCTTTTAGTAAATCTATAAATTGAAGATATGCATTTTTCTCTTGAAATGGTGGAAAATATTGCACAATTGTACAACTACTAATTTCATCATTAAAATACATTGTTTGCACCTTCTTAATAAAATATAACCAATATGCTAACCTTCTTTTTGTAATTAATGCTTCGCGTTGAATCATAAAATTTTTACAATAAGTACTATATATTGGGTCATCGTGATATGAATTTTCAGGATAATGTCCAGAAAGGAGCCAAGGCATATCAGCGCGGTATCCATATGTTCTCAATAATGGAGCTTGTTGTCCATTAAGTTCTAATGGAAAATCAATCTGAGTTTTTTTATATTCATGACTTGCTAATAAATATTTTTGAATTAAATTAGGTAAAATTATTTTTATATCAAAAAGTGCCATTTTAACGAAATTATATAACAAATTATATTATAAATAATACGCTAAATTATATGATAATAGTTAATAGATATTATCTATTTAAATTCAATTTTTTCATTCTCTAATTTCTTTTTATATTCATCGCAATTATATATATCATCTCTAGATAAATGTTCCTGCCAAGCTAGAATATCATGTAGATAAATAGGACTCTCATCGTGATGTACACTTTTAACACAATAAAAATATTTCACACAAAAATCTGCTGTTACTATCTGGGTTTGTAATATTTTCCATAAAGATAAATCATTGATATTATTTTCTAAAATTTCAATTGAATATTTATTTTTAATAATATCATAATTAGATATGATAGTTTTATTAGCCATTTATTGGTAATATTAGTAATATGATAATATAAATATTATTAATATAAATATTATTATTCAAAATTTCTAACCTGTTGTTGTGTTAATTCTATATTATGGTTTCGCTTTAAGTCAAATTGAATTTTCTTTGGAGTATAATTTGCCATTTTCATTTTCATAATTATTTCTTTAATTTCTTCAGTTATTGATTCTAGACCTTTTTTTTCTACTTTTCCTTCTTTATCTGATTTTTTAATTTTATTATCTTTTTCTTTTTCTTTTTCTATAATAATTACTTCTGGTTTAGGTGTTTCTACTTCCAATTTATTATCAAAATTATTATCATTTTCTTCACCAATAGGATCGGTTTCTGATTCACAATCGCATCTTTCTAGCTCTACCCATTTATATTGTAACTCAACCCCATTACTTGTTTTTATATATCCACCTATTTCTAGTTTAGAAGGCACATTATGAACTCCTATATGACATTCTTTACACAATGAAACTAAATTCCAAAGCTTGTTTTTATTAAATATACCATTTTCCATATCATTTATAATACCATTTTGATTAGCATCGCATTGTTGATTGATATGGTGAACATCAGTTGCTATATGGTTACTACATACTTCACACATCGCAATTACTTTATTTGTATTATATTTAGAGCCTAATGTAGCAATTTCAGTATATGATTGTGTCTCGCTATTCATACTTGCCCTTATTTCTTTAGCCTTCATAATAAATTCATCATCTAGATTCATTGATTCACATACCAATATACCATACGAATTTGGACCACTTCCGGATTGTATTTTTCTACTATATATTAGTTTCTTAGGATCCTTAGGGTCTTTTTCCACCAACATATGAAATAATTTAACATTAGATAATTTGGTTATTTCTGACATAGTCGATAATGAATGTAAATGTGTGGCAAATATAAAGCTACATTTCCTCTTCGATAATATTCCTACCCCCGCAGCCACTAATGCTGTGGCGTCCTGACTATTCGTCCCTGAGCATAATTCATCCCCTAATATGATAGAATCTTCATTGGCATATTTTAAAATTATTTTAAATTCTTTCATTTCTACTTCAAATGAGCTCAAACCAGCATATAGATTGTCATTATTTCTAATGCGAGTAAACAAATATTTATATGGCTTATATTCGAATTTAGATGCGGCAACATACATTCCTGCTTGAGCCATTATTACATTAATACCTATTGATTTCATTAGACTGCTTTTTCCAACAGCATTAACACCGAAAAGCAACATCCCATCAGTACACTCAGAACCCATAACCACATCATTAGGCACATATTTTGCATTAGTTGTAATGTGTTCTATGATAGGATGACGAATTTTATCAACCTTTATAAAACTTTTAATGTTTTTATTTAAATTTTTATTATCATCAATATCAATTCTCGGTGATACATAACCTTTTTCAACGGCATTTAATGTATTTGACTGTAATAAGTCAATTTCTCCAATGAATCGGGCAAATGTATTTAGCGCATTTAATACTTCACTATTGCTAATTATTTTTTCATGTATCCATTTTACAAATTCTTCCTTTACTATGCGACCCATTTTATCAATATTTGCTTTTAATGTTCCATTACTAGTTTTCAAGTATATTATGTCAATTTCCCACTTAGACTCTTTCAATTGTGTAAATTTAATGTCTTTTGGTTCAATTGTATAATTGCCTATCTTTATTGAATTGATGGTTTTAGTATTATTTGCATTTTTCCCATCTTTCTTTAACATATATGCTTCTAGAATGTCTTTATTTTTTTTAGTAGTATAAATATGAATGCCTTTAGTAGCATTTTCCCCAATATATATTATTTTAGCTTTAGCAGTTTCTGTTTTATATGTTGGGTCGATTATTTTTGATAGCTCTAGAACCAAATTATCTAAGAAACCCTTATCATTATCTATTTCCTCTTGTAATTTATCCAATTTAGAGGAAACCCCCTTTTGAAATGGATTACTTTCAATAGCTCTCCAAATATTATATTGTAATGCTTCTAGATTAATATCAGTAGTAAATGTTCGATGAAGACCAGTAAATATGGTATAAATTGATTCATTTGGTATTAGATTTTTTATGAAAGATTGTTTACTATTAGTATTATTATTATTGTTGTTTTTGTTTTTTGATTTATTATCTATATTATTTTTATTATTATTATTTTTTAAAGTTATATTATTTATTAATACTCTAGAGATATATTCATAAACTTTAATACAATTTGTCAATGAATTCATATAATTTTCAATATCTGTAGGTTGTATTTTATGGGTTATGATTTTTCGCAAATAGTTATCAATATTTTTGATTCCAGATAAATGGGATCGCAATTGATGTAAAGGGGAACCATATTTATCATTTTTAGTTAACATATGAGTATTATGAAGCTCTACCAATTCCCCGATAGTTTCATATCTTTCTATTAGAAGTTTAGAATCAGTAATAGGCATAGAAAGCCTTTGTCGAAGAAGAATCTTTCCTAACGCCGTTTTAGTATTATCTAAGAGGTCTAATAATGAAAGACGTCTAGAACCAGAATTATTATTAGTATTACTACTATTATCAATAATATCCAACTGCTCTAAACAATTATTAGCCAACATTAAATATTTATCATTATTGATTACTATTTCAGGTCGCTCTAGCTTTTCGATTATAGATTTGTCATGTCTAATAATAAAATCTAGCAACAGACAAAGCGCTATTCGTGAATAGTTATGTGCTTCGCCTTCTATATCCAACTGTTGTAAAATATCAAGGATACCGCGATGTTTAACATAGATACTATTAAATATTGATGATTGATATGGTGTTTTTGTATAGTTATCATCAATCGGTTCCCTGATTATCTTGTATTGATAGTTAAATAAATGTAATGCGTTGATTAAGTCTTCATCAGAGATACTAGACGAATCGCAATTTTCCATATATATAATGAGTTCATTAGGATTTTTAATTGTAAGTAATTTCAGTAATTCATCAAAGGGGATAGAAATATCCGACGTATTGGAATTATTAATAGCCATTACTCCATTTGCCCCAGTTAGACAATCTACAAAGCTAACTCCAATGTTGATTATATTATTAGATATATTATTGGAGGTGGAGGACACATTCTTACCTTTCATATAATTTTTAGTTTGTTCTAGATAGATTATCATCGTAATATTTGAAAATGATTCCGAATTAATATTAATTCCTGGACTAATAATTTGTGATTCACAACGCTCAAATTTAGCAGTATTACCAATCCGAGACTGTTCGAATATGACAACGGTCCAACCAAAGCGTTCTACGGCTTTTTGAATATAAGGATTTACATATGAAATCCCAACTCCACCCATATATACTTTTATTTCTGGATTATCATAAACATCTTGCTTTTTCTCGGCTATTTTCAAATTTACATTATCGCAAAATTCCCAAATATTACCTTCGCGTTTGCCATCGGGATAAACAAGTCCATATATTTCAAAGAACTCTCCAACTTGTATTAGGACTGTTAATTTTTCTTTATTAAGTTTTTTTGAATATTTTTTAAGGATGTCAATATAGAACTCGACTACTTTTTGAGACATTTTTGTTTTAGGTGGCGGCGGCGGCGGCGGGTAATGGTGGTGTTTGGATATTTATGAGTTCTATTTAATATTTTTCTAGGGTAAAATGTTTTTAAGCTATTTAATTATTTTGTATATTTTATATCTAGATACATTTTTAATTTAATAGAGAATTATATATACATATTATAGATACATTATATATAAATGGTAACTAAAAAAAAGAATAGAAATATTGTTAAGAAGAGTAGGAAAGTTATGAGGGGGGGGAGTAAGAGAGTAAAACAAGTTTCAAAATCAGTAAATACAAGAACTGCAAAACAACGAGTAAAAAATGCTAAACACGCATTAAGCACACATTATAAAGCGGCTGAAATATTTCAAAAGCTAAATACTTCTTCTAGTGTTGATAGGCAAAGAATTGAGGAACAAGCTAGAGTTGCCAATGCTACAAGACAAAAATTAGGATATAAAAATTTGCGTGCTGAACCTTTATATGTAGATTTTACTAATCTTAGTAAAAATTCATCATCAGATGAATCATCAGATGAATCACATCCTAAAACTAGTCTAGGTAAATTTTTTAAAAAGAAATTTGGTAGAAAACCGGGAACTCCTACTCCTGATAATGGTTATAGTAACAGATCATCTATAAGTTCACTTGAACCGAGTGGGTCGAATATGTCGCGAAGTTCTAGTGGGAGTTCGATTGGGTCGATTGGGACGCGAAGTTCGAGTGGGAGTTCGATTGGGTCGACTGGGTCGAGGCTTAGCGCAGAAGAAGAATTTATAGCAGATATGGCTCGATCACCGAAAAACAAATATCCACAACAAAAAATGACACAAAGAAATATGACACATCTAGGAATGACACCTAAACAGATAGAAATTGTAACTGAAAGACAGAAAATGTTTACTCAACCCACAGCCACAGCAGCCACAGCAGTCACAGCCCCAACATCTACCACAAAATCTGGTGAACCAAAAAAATCATCACTAGCAAATAAAATTGCTGATGCCATTGCTGCAACAGGTGAAACACCAGTTGGTGGCTACATCAACAAACTTTCAAAAAAGAATTTAAAAAAAAATTAAAAACATATATAGTCAACAAAACTATTACACCAACTAACTATTTTATATCTAGATACATTTTTTATTTTTTATTTTATATTTTTATTCTTAATTCTTAATTCTTAATTCATATATATATTAAGAAGTGTTTATATCAAATAATAAAATATTAAGTATGGCTAGTAAAAAGTTATCTATGTCTAGAAAAAGTTCTAAGACTAAAAAGAATATGAAGAGTAAACGAAATATGAAAAGAAAGACTATGAAAGGTGGAAGTAATTTTCCACATAGAACTCCTATGAATAATAAAGAACGACGAATAGCTAGAACACTTTCATTAAGTAATGGTAGTAATGGTAATAGTAGTAGTAGTAGTAGTAGTAGTAATAATGATTCTTCATCAAACCTAGGAGTAAATAGCATAGAATATAAAAATTGGTTAGCAATGAAACATAATTTATCATATCCAAAAACAAATGGTAGTGAACGTCGAAGTTCTCTTACGCGAATAAATCCAAAATATTCTGCTAATGAAAACATATTCAATAAGGCACGAATAAATACAAGTAGATTAGCTAGAGAAAAAGAACTAAACGCAGAGACTTTACATAGAGAAACAAATCGAATCAGTAACAACCAAATATTAAAACAGGAACAGGAAGCTGCTGATAGATTTAATCAGGTAAAAGCAAAAGAAAGTAAAGAAATTAAACTTTCAGAAGAAGAAGAAAATGATTTTAAAACATTATCTAAAATATCTAGACCTACTGAAGACGAAGATTTAAGATTATCTAAATTATATAGAAAAAAGTTTCCAGAGCAATTTAATTTTCAATAATTTTCAATAATATATAATAAAATATCTAACTCTTTTATAGTAATAGTAACACTAACACTAACACTAACACTAACTAATATATATTAGTTATGAGTAAAAAAATATATAGATATAAAAAGAAAAATAAAACCAAAACTAAAACCAAACCAAAAACAAAACTTTCACTAAAAGGTGGTTCCGAACATTATTATGCTGATTATGAAGTACCAAAGCCAGGAATGAAAAAACAAACACCTAATAGATTTTTAACAAAACAATATCCTATACCATTTAATCCAGAGTTTTATTCACAATTTGAAATTCTAACAGAAGAACAACGATTGAAAATTTTAAATTTATTATTGAAAAAAAAGAAAACACAAAATCAATTAGGTGGTAGCGAACATGATTATAAACCAGAAAAACCAAAACCAAAACTACCAACACGAATGATAAAAATATCAGAACCTAACCAATCGGAACTTAAACAATTGAGTAAGGAACAAATTTTACAATTATTAATGAAACAAATAAGAGAAAAGCAAAAAAGGGAAGGAAAATAATAAAAATAATTTAGAGCTTTGCGTATTTTAAATGCCGAATTTAATTTTTATAAATTTTTATTATATCTATGTATTTATTAAAAATAAATATTATTAGATTATGGTTGTTTCTAAAAAGAAGAGGAATGTGAAGACTAAGACGAAGACAAGAAAACGTTTTACGAAGGGTTTGATAAAGGGTAGGAAAAGGTCTACAAAGAAGGATATGAGGGTTGCAACTAGTAGCTTAAAAGTTGATATTTCTTGATATATTTAAGCATAAATTAAGGCTTTAATAACTTGTTATATTTTCTTAGTCCATTCATTTTAGCTACATAAACATTCATTAATGACATAACATC